CGCTGGGTCTGCAAGACCGAGAGGGGTGGATACTGTTACTCAACCGTAGGAGACCCGAAGGTGGCAACAAAGCAGGATGGTTCGACGGTGAAGAAGGGTCCGGCGCCTAAGTTCAAGCGCCCGCTCGACTCGAAGATCTTCGTGGTGACGAGCGCGCAGAACGCGACGCCGCTGCACGACGGGTTCTGGAAGTCGCTGCTCCAGTATTGTGAGTTCCGCGGCGCGGAGCTGATGGTGATCCCGATCCGCTACAAGAACGCCACCTCGAAGTGGACCGAGAGCCAGAAGAACGCGGAGTGGTGGCTGGAGCCGCCGCCCGAGGAGGGTGCGCCGGACACGCGCGAGCTGCAGCACTACCTGTGGAACGTGCGCAAGAACCTCAACAAGAACATCGCGGTGCTCGGCGACATCAAGGTGCAGCCTACCGCGGTCAGCCCGCTCTCCGGGTTTGAGGGGATGACGCACGGAGAGTCCGCTATCCTGGGACACACGAAGCTGCAGCTCAAGGTGATCGCGACCCCGCAGGGTAAGTATCCGAAGATCTTGACGACGACCGGCGCATGCACCGTGAAGAACTACACCGACACACGCGCCGGCAAGCTGGGCGAGTTCCACCACACTCTTGCCGCCGCGGTGGTAGAGGTGGACGGTCCGAGGTTCCATCTCCGCCAGATCAACGCGAAAAGCGACGGCTCGTTCTATGACCTGGACTATCTGTACGACGGCGCGATGAAGCGCCCGCTGCAGTATAGCCCGACGCTCACCATCCCCGGCATCGTGATGGGTGACACACACGTCGAGGGTATTGACCCCGCGGTCGAGAAGGCCACCTTCGAGGACATCATCCCGTTCTTTCAGCCGCGGAAGCTGTTCTGGCACGATCTGGAGGATGGCGGGTCGGTGAACCACTATGCCGCCAAGAACCCGTTCGTCACTGCCGCCCGCCACTTCTCAAAGGCCGGCTCCGCGGAGGAAGAGTTCTACAGCGCGTGCAACTACGTAGCCGACCACACGCCTAACGGCACAGAATCATATATCGTTGCCTCGAACCACAACGACTGGCTGCACCGCTGGATCCTGGAGCGTGACTGGAAAACTCTCGCGCCGAAGGATCGCGGGTTCTATCTCAAGGTGGCGAGCAAGCTCTACGAGAAATCGAAGACTATGACCGGCGACCAGGCCGAGGGGCTCAACGCGTTCATCCTGCTCGCGAAAGAATATCTGATCAACAACATCAAGGTGCTCGACTACGAAGAGAGTCACCTGGTGGAGGGGATAGAATGCGGTATGCACGGACACTACGGGCCGAACGGGTCGCGCGGGAGCGCGAAGAGCTTCAGGCGGATCGGTGTGAAATCAATCATCGGACACTCGCATACACCAGCCATCGAAGAGGGCTGCTATCAGGTCGGGACATCAACGAAGCTGACGCGCGGCTATACCCACGGCCCAAGCTCGTGGCTGAACACGCACTGCGTGATCTACCCGAACGGGAAGCGGACACTGATCAACATCATCGACGGTAAGTGGAGGCTCTAATGAAATGGATCCTAGTCTGGTGGGTGATCCACCCACACTATCTGGAGGTCAAGTATGTTCGCGATCTCCCCTCAATCGAGGAGTGCTTCGCGAGGGGTGAGCAGATCGCTGCCCCAAACTACAAGATCAACTTTCACTGCGGCATGGAGTAAGGTATGCCATACATCAAACGAACGGATCGAGAGAAGTTGTCTCTCTGGCAGAAGCCGGACGAGCACGGCTGTGTCTGGCTACCGGATACAGCGGGAGAGCTGAACTTTTGTTTTACGCAGCACATTAATACGTATCTGCGCGACAAGGGGCTCAGCTACCAACACATCAACGACGTGGTCGGAGCGCTCGAAGGCGCGAAGGCCGAATTTCAGCGACGCGTCGTCGGCCCGTACGAAGATCTTAAAATTGCAATCAACGGAGATGTTTATGACCAAAGTCTACTTAGCCGGACCAATGAGCGGAATCCCGCAGTTCAACTTCCCGGCGTTCTTCGAGGCGACGACGAAGCTACGTGAGGCTGGGTTCGAGGTGGTCTCGCCAGCGGAGATCGACAACGAGGACGACAAGGGCGCAGCGCTCACGTCGTCTGACGGTGACCCGAACAACCGCGTCGCGATGAACAACAAGACCTGGGGTGACTTCCTGGCGCGTGACGTGAAGCTGCTCGCCGACACCGGGATCGAGGGGATCGTGTTCCTCCCGAACTGGATGAAGTCGAAGGGTGCGAAGCTGGAGGCTTTCGTGGGTCTGCTGCAGAAGAACTTCCAGTTCTTCCTGTATACCGACGCTGGCGCGCAGCCGGTCACCGGCTACTACGTCGCTGCGCAGATCTTCAACGAGATCAAGCAGCAGGTGCAGCAGGCATGAGCCTCTTCCCCGACAACGACAAGGTGCGCAAGATGCTCCCGATCTGGAAGTATTTTGTGCGCTACTTCCCGAAGGCGCACCGCGAGGTGACGAAGGTCTGTGTCGTGAACAACGTGCGCTACAACCCCGGCAAGGATCCCGCTGATATCAGCTGGAACCGTGGCAAGAGCCCTGACCAGCTCGGTAGCGCCGCCCGTCACATGCTCGAAGCTGCGGTCGACGGCAAGGTGTTCGAGATGGTGCCGGAGGATGTCGCTAAGCTCACGGGCATCGAGAAGGTGTACGTGCTCGCCGAGGCGATGTGGCGGGTCGGTGCGGAGCTGGAGCTGACGATTGAGATAGAGGAGGCTAAGGAGCTGCTCGCGACGCCGAAGGTGACTCTGGACGTTCCTAACAGCCGCTGGCGCAAGACAGTGTATTCGCCTGAGCAGGGGTCGATAGGATGCACTGCGTGCGGCTATGTATGGCAGATGCACCGTGCTGGAGATCCACAGTTCTGCCCCGCCCCGGTGCAGGAGTAGGCCCATGCTGGACAAGCTGTTAGATCTGTTGGTGAGCGTCTGGCACGAGCTTGTGCCGATCACGGTGCTGCACCCGTACGACGGCGGTGTCCAGCTGCGGATGGGTAAGCCTATCCGCGTCCTTGAGGGTGGGAACTGGTACTGGAAGATCCCCTTCGCGGACGACATACTCAACGAGCATGTCGTGCCGCGGACCACCGGCCTGACGGGGCTCGCGGCGACGACGGTGGACGGTAAAGCTATCGGGTTCGACGCGGTCATCACCTGGCGCATCTCCGACGTGAAGAAGGCGATGCTTGAGGTGAGCGAGCTGAAGGATGCTATCGCAGACAGCTGCGCCGGAATCATCGGTACCGAGCTGAGCAACCGCTCATGGTCAGACATCATCCACGGCACAACGGTCGAGGAGCTTACCTCAGCGTGCCGGAAGCGTGGATGGAAGTGGGGTGTGGAGATTCAGCTGGTGCAGCTGACCGGCATAGCGCCGGTAAAGAACCTGCGCGTGTCGTTGAGCGGTCACGAGCACGCGCATATCTAGCGGTGGTGAGTGAGGAGGATCTTGGGGGCGCTTCGGCGCCCCTCTTTTTATGAGTAGAAGAAGCAGACGCCGCCCGTCTTGCCGGCGGTGCTGGAGTTCCCTGGCACGCCCGCGCCGGCTCCGCCGCCACCCGCCGATCCCTGGTCGCCAGAGATCTTGCCGGTGACGCCGGTACCTGTCCCCGTGCCGCCGGTTGTGTTTGAGACGTTGCCGCCCGTCGCGGTCCCGCCAGGTCCGCCACCAGCGCCGTTACCGTTGTTACCACCACCGCCGCCGTTGCCAGTCATCGTGGAGAATCCGGTGACGGTCCCCGCCGTGATCGTGCCGGCCGTGCCAGCGTTGCCGCCGCCGACCGTCACGCCAGCGCCACCGTTCGTGATGGTGTACTTGAAGGTCTTCCCGGCGCCGCCGAGCGTGCTCGCGGCGTAAGAGCTGTATGCGAGCCCGCCAGCGCTACCGAAGAAGCCCGCGTTAGGGTCTAGCGGAGATCCAGTTGCAGCTCCGCCAGAGCCGCCAGAGCCCCATACCTCGCACTGGACTGTCGTGGTCCCGGTCGGTATGGTCTCGGTCGAGTTCGTCGTCGCGGTCGTGTAGACGTGGATCAGCGTCCCGGCGTTGACGCTGAGCGAGATCGTTCCACTACCGAGCACTGGCGTGCCAGTCGAGCTTGAGGAGATCTGCCAGGTGCCGCCAGCGCTCACCGTACCGACGTCGCCGGAGGTGCCGGAGAGAGCGATGGTAAGTCCGCTGTTCGTGATGTTGGTCCACGAGCCCTGCGCCGCAGAGAAGTTGACGCCGGCCGTCCCGCTCGTGCGCGCGAGCTTGATCCAGAACCCGGAGCCGACGTTCGCCGCGTTGGGTGAGTACCAGCTGGAGGTCGCTACACCGTTCAGGGTAGCGGATCCGTTCCCGTTCAGCTTCAGGGGTGAGGTGCCAGCCCAGTTCGGCGACTGCACGTTCGTGCCACCGGTCAGCGTGATGCTACCGCTACCGAGCACGTTAGCGCCGGCAGAGTCGCTCGATATCCTGTAGGTGCCGGAGACGTTGAAGGTCTGCCCAGAGGGGCCGCTGATACCGATACTGAGGCCAGCGTTCGAGATGTTTACCGGCGCGCTCGTTGCGGTGCTGAAGTTGTAGCCGACGGTGCCACCCGTCCGCGTGATGAAGATCCAGAACCCCACACCAACGTTTGCAGTGGTCGGGCTGAACCAGTTCGATGAGGCTGCGCCGTTCAGTGTCGCCTGACCAGAGCCAGTCAGGAACAGCGGCGTCGCACCGTTGTAGACCGGCTGCTGCACGTTCCCGTTGTCGTGGATCGTCATCGTCCCGCTAGCGACGACCGGGTTACCGGTGGAGCTGGTCGAGAGCTGATACGAGAGACCAAGCGGCGCCTGCGCGTTGCTCCCGAACGTGATACCATTAGCGCTGATATTGAACCAGGCGTTGATCGGTGAGACGGTGAGGGTGGCGTTCGGCGTGCCGCTGATGGCGGTGCTCGGCGTAGTGAAGACCGCGCTACCGTTCGTGAAGGTGCAGCCGGAGATCGCCTGGCCAGTGCTCAGGAAGATCGTGTAGAGGTTAGAGGTGAACCCGTTGAAGTTCGCGGTCAACGTCCCGCCCGTATAGGTACCGCCGCTCGGTGCGACGGTGGCGGTCGGTATCGAGCCTATCGGTTGGACACCTGACAGGCCGCTCGTCTTCGTGAGCTTGATCCAGAACCCCGCCCCGATCCCAGCCGTGTTCGGTACGAACCAGCTCCCGGGGACCGCGGTCCCGCTCGGTGCGGTGGTTAGACCGTTCCCGCCGAAGGTGACGCTGAGCCCATTGATCACCTCACCGAGCGCTGTCGGTGTCGAGATGTATGGCGTGAAGTTGTTCCCGTGCCAGATCGGTGTGTAGTACTGGACACCGTCGCAGGTGATAGGTAGCCAGCCGGCGGGGGACGACGTCGCGGTCCCTGGCTTGTTCGTCGCGGCGAAGGTCGCGGTCTGCGCTCCGGTGGTGGCGGAGCTGTTCACGATGATAGCAGAGGCCCCCGGGAGCGGGGCAGAGATCAGGAGAGGCACCGACCCGAGCGCGCCCGCGTTCAACGTGAGCGTGATCCCGGTCCCGCCAGAGTTCGGTGCGGGTATCACTACCTCGCCGGTCGGCGCGATGCTGAAACCGAACGCTGTCGTGCCGGAGGCTCCGCTGCTGTTGAGCGGTGGCGTGTATGGATCGACCGTCCACCGTAGCGTGTTGGTGCTGTCGAAGAACTGCACCTGGTAGAGGACAGACGAGTCGAGGTAGATCGGCGGGAACCGGCCGAAGTTGTCTGCGCTCACGAAGCCTGTGATCGGGAACGGCGTCGTCAGGGCGCCGTCCTGGAAGACGTTGGCCGGCGTGGTCGTGCCCGAGAGGAAGAACTGGTAGGTAGCGCCCGCGAACGATGGGCCGAGGCAGCTCTGCCCCTCGCGCATCAGGAGCCCCTCAACCGCGTCGCCTGTGAGAGTCGGGAAGCTCACGCTACTGCCACAGCGGAATGTAGTAGGTCGCGCCGTCGCAGATGATCGGTAGCCACTTCGTCGGCGCTGTCGTCCCCGACCCGGGCTTGTTGGTGGCGACGAAGGTCGCGGTCTGCGCGCCAGCGACGACGGTCGTGTTCGCTATGATCGCAGCTGACCCTGCCCCAGCTCCCGTGAGCTGTACGGCGGTACCTCCAGCGCGAGCTGCGACGGAGAGCGTGATACCAGATCCGCCAGGGACAGGCGCGTTGATCACCGCCTCACCCTGCGCGTCGAGGATGATCTGACCGTTCCCGGTCGAGGGCATCGCGGGCACGTACGGGTCCACGTCCTCGATCAGGTTCCAGAGCGAACTATAGAGCTGGACCCGGTAGATGATCGTCGGCACGAGATAGATCGGCGGCATAGCGCCGGTACCGTCAGCCTGCACGACGCTAAATAGCGGGTTCGATCCGTTCAATGACGCGGCTGGGTACGGCGTCACTAGGCCAGGGTCCTGGAAAACCTGCGCAGGGTTCGTCGTCCCCGAGACGTAGAAGTTGTAGTACCCGTTCGGCATCGCGAGACCTACCGAAGAGAGCGGTCGCGCGATGGGATCGTAGAACAATTGACCGGTAGCCATTACTTCTTCCTGGTCCCGCCGATCTTGAAGAGCAGGTCAGCTAACGCTCCCGAGGTCGCCATCTTATGGAAGTGTTCCATGTCGCCGACCTCCGGCGCCTGTACTGGAGTGTACTTCGACGGACCGGTAGGTACGGTCGGCTGCGGACCCTTCGTGTTACTCATTTCGCTAACCTCTTTACGATTCTTTCCCACATCGCCTTCGGGGCGATGCCTTCTCTCTTCGCTGCGGCAGCGATCTGGTTCGCCCAGATCTCTAGCTTCGGTGCACCGATAGGTGAGTCGACGCCGGTCTCCTTGCTGAGCGCTCCCCACTGCACGGCCTGCGCAGAGGTGGAGGGTAGGTCAATGTCCGGGTGACGTGCGACGTTGTCGTGGAACCACCTCCCGAGCACCTTCATCTCAGGTCCCTCGGCGGATCCATTGAATACCTGTGACCCTCGAACGTCAGCGAGCCCCACGCCACGGGACCAGTGCGAGTCACCGACCGGGTTCGTGTTCTGATACTCAGATCCTTCGCGCGATGGGGCGTCGGATGAGCGGCGGTAGGTTCCGGTCTTGACGGCCTTCGCCTCCGCCCCGGTCTCATTGAAGCGAGTCATCGCTGGAGCGTGGGCGGTGCTGTGCATCGCGTGGCCCTCGTTACCCAGCTCGAAGTTCTTCGCCTTCAGATCCTTCGGCGCGCTCGTGTTAGGCTTCCCGCCGTGGCTCGCGAACTTGTCGAACTTTCCTTCCGCTGCCATCGTCGCTGCGGCGGTGCCTCGCCGGATCTCCGGGTCGACGGACGACATCGGGGACGCGTAGGAGGTGTAGCTGTTCAGCTTGTGGTAGATCTCGCCTGCCTGCTTATCGTCGCCGACGATCTTCTTGATCGACTGATACATCGGGTCCATCTCGTACCAGCCAACCATCCCGTGGTAGCCGCTCAGGTCATGTTCCTTGTAGGCGCTGATGATGTTCCGTAGACGCTCGGCGTTCGCTTCGTTCGTGACACGGAGCGCGTGCATCGAGCCCTTACCCTTCGGCGCGATGCCGGGGATCGGAGTCTTCGGCTCAACGTCACCGCGAGCGATGGCGTCGTCGTGCAGATCCTTACGGCTCTTCCCGAAGATCTCCTTCATGTGCGGCGACTCTTCGAGCTTCGGCGGGAGCCGGCCCATGATCTCCTTCGGGTCGTCGTAGACGCCAGGGTACGCAGAGCGCTCCGGGTTCTTGACGGTGGAGTCAGGGTGGATCTGTCTAGGGCTCGACGTCTCACTCATCGTGCGCCCATCGTGCTCACGGAAGTAGTCCGGGTTGAAAGTATCCCAGCCCTCGTTCTTCGCGGTCTCCTCGTGACCTGGAGCAACGTGCATAGAGGTCTCGCCAGCGTCGGTACGCTGCGGGATCGCAGACTGCTTCGTCTTCGATAGCACCTTCTGCATCTCCGGCTCAGAGAGCGGACGGTGCGTGCTCGCAACTAGCGTAGGTTCAGCGACTCCGTGCTTCTCAGGGGTGAGGACAGATGACTTGGTGACCTTAGCGCCAGTCGACTCGACCGCGGCCTGAGCCTCCTGCTTGCTCATCTTCCGGAAACCCTTCTGCCCCTCTTGCCCCTGGTGGAGTCCGACGTTGAGCATAGAGCCCTTGCCGTCCTCTGACTTATCTCCAGGGAACTTGTTCTTCATCTGCTCGGCGACAAACTCGCGCGGCTTAGACGGGAACTCTCCGTTGTCTTCGTGGTGCTTAAAGGTCTCCCACGTATCAGCCCACAGCGCGCGCTGCGACTCTTCGCTCAGCCCGGCGGCCTTCGCCTGACGGAGGTGCTCCTGCGCAACCTTCAGCTCGCCGTCGTGATCGAATCCGGCGTTGAGGTCCTGATGCAGCTTGTCATGCCACGCGCGGAACGCGATGTTGGTCTTCTGGTCCTTGTAGATGCTGTTCTCTGACGCCGTCGGGTTGACGGGCATCACCTTCTCACCCTTGCGCGCCTGCAGCTCTTCCCAGGTGGTCGGCCCGTTCGGGTCAACGCGGTGAGCTGGCGCGCTGTCGTGTACGAGCTTCTCCAGGTCCGGGTTCGCCTCGTACTCTTCCTTACCGTTCATCACCTTGACGGAGCCGCGCTGACCAGACGGGATGTTGATCTTGCGAGGCTTCACCTCGAAGACGTGGTCACCGACAGCGTTGTATGCGCCGCCGCGGTGGTCGTTGTCCTTCATCTTGACGTCGTAGCCGAGCTTCGCGAGGTTGCCGTATGCTCCGGCCTGACCATCAGAGACCTGCTTGTCGCTGCGCCACGTTTGGTTGGCGGCGTGTGCATCGTCAACCGCGCGCTGGAGCATACGCGTACCCCAGCCCTTGCCGCGTTCATCCTTCGGTATCTTTGCAGAGGTAGCCTGCCTGAAACCAAGCTCAGGAGACTCAACCGCGTCTAGCTTTCCACCGGTCGGTGTACGGTAGTTGTGCATCACCTGAGTAGGGATACGATCATCTTTCGTATGTGTTACAGCGTCGCGCTGGCTCGGCTCGCCAACCGCGCCGCGCTGCTTGCCGCCGCCTAGACGCTCGCCGAGCGGCTGACCGCCGAGACGGCTGATGATGTCTTCCTGCTCGGGCGTGAGCGTACGACGTCCAGCGATCTGCCGGTTAGCGTTATACTCACTCCGCGGGTTGCGTTCATCTTCGCCGCGCATGATCTGGACGGAGCCGCGTTCGCCGTTCCGGCCAACCAGGCGCGAAGCAATCGCTTTCTCGCGGCTCGCCTCTGATATTTTTCCGCTGGCGCCCTCGACGCCACTCTCGATAGCGCGACCGACGAGTCTGCCGGCGAGCGGGATCTCGTGCGCGACGCTGGCGGCGATCTTGCCGCCAGCCTCAACCACACGACCGAGACCGGTAGCCTTCTCTCCCTGACCGACAGCGCCAGGGTAGTGACGGTCCATGTGGAGCGTGTTACCTGCGTCGTTGATAGTCTTCAGATTACGGACAACGTCCGGCCGGTCGGCGAAGGTTGAGGCAGCGTTCCGCCCGTAGCGGCTCGCGGCGTTGTAGAACGAGCGAGCGTTCCACTTCCCACCATCATCTGTCGCCGCTGCATGGAGCCGGCTGACGGTGTGTGCCTGGATCTCGCGGATCGCTTGCGCGCTCGACTCCGCCAGCTCACCGTCTCCCAGGTGCGCGCCGGCACGGAGCACGTTCATCACATGCTCGTGCTGCTCACGCGGAAGCTCGGCGATGTAGTCCATCACCTTGTGCTCGGGGATCGCGTGGTTGATGCCCTGGCTGTCGCCGGGCGTCAGGAGCTTCTTGATGCCGGTGGGCTCCTCAAGCATCTGGTACTTGTGGCGCCGCATCGCGCGGGCGGCCTCGAAGAGTCCGGGGCCGCCGTGCTCGGCGACGTCCATGTCGAGGTGTCCCTTAAGATCTCCGGCGACGCCCATCGCCTGCGGGTTCTTACCCTTCTCATTCAGAAACTCGCGGAGCCGCTCCGCCGCGTTGACGCTGCCAGGAGGCGCGCCTCTGTCCGGGTCACCAGTCGTCCAGAGACGCTCCATCCGCTGCTTCGCGGCACGCTGTAGACCGATCTCCGCGTCGTTCGTGAAGTTCGAGTCGTCGTTGAGGTAGTCGCTGACGCGCTGGAGCTTCGGGATCGCGCGGCCCTGGTTCGACGCTCGGGCAGCGTCATAGATACCGTCGGTCGCGTCCTCGAAGTGTTTCTCGATACCCTGGATCGCGCCGCGGGTCACCCGGCCGCGGTCCCCGAGCGTGGTCGGGTCGACGCTGTCGTCGAACTCTGACCCAATGCTCTGGTGTATGTTGTCGGCGGCAGAGTGCAGGGCGGCGTTCTCGCTGGCGATCTGCTTCTCCATCGTCGGGCTACCGGTCTCCTTGTCCGCCCAGTCGCGGCCGGTGGCGTTGTAGTCGCCGGAGATCGCGGACTGCCGGCGCGATGGTAGCCCGCCGCCCGAGAGTGCGTCGAGGGAGTCCAGGTGCCCGGCGCGCTCGCTCTGCTGCTCAGGCTTGGGGACCTCCTGGGGCCCCTCCTCCTTCGGGGAGTTGAAGACGCGGACGGAGCCGCGCTGTCTGTCGCCCGGAGATGGGGCGCCGGCAGCCGCCGCTGGCGCGCCTGGGGCGGCCGATCCTTCGGCGACCGGTTGTGGCTCTGCGGCAGGCGCCCGCTGTGGAGCTTTACCGGCGGCTACAGTGCCATCAGGGGGCGGGATCGGGTTCGGTGCGGCGCGTAGGGAGTCGCCCGTGACCGGCTTCCCTACCGGGGGAGTGATCGCAGTATTGAGCGGCTTGACGTTGCCAGCGTCATCGTACTCGGTCCCTGCCGGGATAGGCTCAGGCTTGACGGCATCCGCCACCGCGCGGCCTACCCTGGCGGCGCCCTTGGCGGCGCCACGAACGAAGGCGGGGGCCCCGAGCGCTGGCGCTACGGTCCCAATATCCTGGGTGACGTCTCCGACCGTCTCCGCGGCGTTGTCGCCGAGCACCGGCCGGACGATACCCTCGTTGACGGCGTGCCCTGCCGCGCCAGGTACCGCGAGCAGGTTGTTCGACAGCTCAGCGCCGGCCTTGGTGGCGGGCACGTAGTCTGAGAGCTTGTAGACGCCCTGGGACCAGTTGCGGAGCCGTTCGCGGCCCGTCTCCAGGTGCTCGGAGGCGTGCTCTGGGTCGAGCGCTGCCCCGACGCTGCCGGTAAGCGCGCCGGCACCGCCGGCAACCGCCGCCGGGACAGCGAGCGCCGTAGCAGCCGCAGCGCGCGGGAGCCCGGTGAGCATCGAGGCGCCGTAGCGCCCGCTCTTCTCCTTCCGCACGTCGGGAGTCGCGTCCGGGTCACGCATGAAGTTGGCGACCTCTTCGTCGCTCTCTGCATCGTATCCGTGGTGCTGCTTATAGAGCGCCCGCGGGTCCGGCATGTTGGCGGTAGGGTCCGGTGGCGCGAGCCCGATAGTGCTCGGGTCAGGCATACCGCTGATGTCAGGGTCAGCCATCACATCCCCAGCGCTTTGCGCGTGGCCTTCTCATCCTGCAACTTGTGCTTCTGCATGTACGCTCTCACCTGCTCATCAGAAAACTTAGGGGCGGCGCCTGCCGCGTTTGGCTTAGCCGCGGTCGGCTTCGTCTCCGTCTCCATCGGGAAGTGGGTCTGGTTCCAGGTCTTGAACTGGTCAGCGTCCATCCCTGACTGCAGGTACCGTGGGACGCGCTTCGCTGAGTCGACGGTGTACTGCGAGATCCGCATACCCTTGTCGATCATGTCGCGCATCGCCTCGGGCTGCATGCTAGGTGACGGGTTCAGCTCGTTCGTGAGCATCTTCGCCTCCATCTGCGTCATCTTGGCGAACATCGCCTTGCCCGACTGAAGTGCCGCGGTGCCGAGCATCTTCGCCAGCTCCTGGTAGTCTCCAGTCTTCGCAGCGTTCTGCCACCCGACCGGCAAATATTTTCCTGCCTCTTTCGATAATCGCGCATCCCACGCGCCGCCGTCGTAGCGACCCTTCGCAAGAATATCCTGCGCGGCCTGGTACATCGTGAGCGCGGCGGACGCGGCCGGGATCCCGTCGTTCGAATCCTTCGCGAGCTGCTGCCGTGACGACTGCTGCTTGTCGATTGCGTCGGAGTACCACTTCGGCGGGGTCTTGTTCATTCCAGGGGTGTAGGTCTGCGGCTTGCCGTCCGGCCCGATCAGGCCAGAGGTCGGCTTGAAGCGGAACGTCGGATCCTGGAGCGCGGTGGTGAGCTTCTGGTCCGGCTGCCCCTGCGCGTTGCGTGCGGTGCTGATACCGTTGACCGGAGGAGCCTCACCGTTGGCCGGAGCGCCAGCGGCGGCTCTCTGTTGCTGAGCGGTCGCGTTCGCTGACTTAGCTACGGCGCGCCCCTCTTGCTTCTGGGCGCTGTTGTTGCTGATCGTCGCGCCGCCGCCTGGGAGCCCCATCTGCGAGGCGCGCATCATGATCCAGTCCTCTGGACCGTTCATGTTCTTCGCGCCGTTGGCGCGGGCAGCAGCCCACGGCGTCATCTTCGTGGATCCGCCCTGACCGTCCGGTACGTCGACCGAGGCGGTGTTCGCTTCGTGCGCGAGCTTGATGTATTGCTCGGTGGAGAGGCCAACCTTCTCAACGCCGGGGATAGAGATCCCGGTCTCTTCGTCACGGTAGACGCCAGCATCATCCTTCACAGCCTTCCGGCCGGTGTACTGATGCACGGCGCCGGCAGCGTGGGCAGCGAAGAGGCGCGCCTGATCCTCTTCATTGCGCTCCTCGTCCGGCTGGCCCTTGAACTTACGTTGGATAGCGTCGTATACCTCGGGGTGCGAGGCACGTAGCACGTTCATCGCCTGACCCTCAGGCGCGTCCGTCACAGCGTGTAGCGCGTCAAAGTCATCGCGCGACTCTTGGGTGGCGGCGGTGGTCTGCTGCTGCTTACGCATGTCGATCATCGCCTGGACACGCTTCGGGCCGAGACCGTACTGATCACCAGGGTCAACGGAATACGACTTGATCAGACGCTGATATTCCTGCGGAGTTACCGCGGGAACGAAATATTTGTCACGTAGCGCCTTGTCGATAGCGCCCGGCTTGAGGATGGAGTCGTCGGCGGTGCCGGACCGCTCCTCCGCCTCTTGAAGTTGAGCTGAGCGACTAGCTGGAACTCCGCTGCCGCCGCCCGCGCCAACCCCAGACTGATCTCCTTCGCCGACGGTCTCGTCATGGATGCCAGAGAGGATCAGCGGCATACGAGCGCGCATGATCTGGTTCTGCATCTGCTGCGCCTGCGCCTGCTGCTGAACGTTCTGAGTATTTGCGGCGCCGAGGTTCTGGTTCGTGATCGCGGTCGGCCCCGACTCGGAGGACGCGATGTTAGCGAGCCCGAGGTTGAATGAGCCGTTGTCAGAGATGTCACTCATTATGGTCCACCTAGGTCGCCGAGGAAGTTGAGGTCGCCGCTACCGTAGTCGGTGCCGCCACCAAAGTCGGTACCGCCAACAAAGGGAGTGCTACCGACACCGCTAGTCCAGTCTGCCGGCGGCGCGCCGCCGTAGCCGGGCGCCTGGATATCGTAGGGGATACCAGTCGACGGATCCACCCCGCCGCTGACGTCGCCTGGCGCGCCATAGACAGCGCCACCGCCACCGTACCCGCCGCCGCCGCCGCCGCCACCGCCACCGCCACCGCCGCCACCACTGTTGAGGTAGCGTCCGGCGGCGCCGATCAGGCTAGATCCGGCGCCGTTCGGAGAGAAGAGCCCGCCGGCCGCGCTCCCTACACCCTTGTAGCCGCCAGCCTGCGCCTGCCCAATGTTCTGTTGCAGCGTGCTGATGTTCGCGCCGGTCTGCATGTTCGCGTTCGCGAGGCCGGTGTTTGCGGTTGAGCCGAGCCCGGCCGCACCCATCAGCTGCTGGATGTATGTGTTGTAGTCCTGCATCGCGGTGCCGGTCACGTACTGACCAACCGCCGACGCAGTGTTCGGAGTGTAGGCGCTACCCATCGCCGCAGCCTGCCGCTGTATCGCCTGCGTCCCCTGCTGGACAGCGAACTGGTAGCCGGGCATGTTCTCGAAGCCAGAGTAGTCGGCCGGCTTGCCGTTCGTACCGAGCGCGGTGCCGAGAGATGTATCGGCGCCGACGCCGAGCGATTGCTGTGGCTGCCAGATATTGCTGATGTTGCCGAGCGTGTTCTGCTGTGTGGTGATAGCGTTCTTGTCCGCGCCCACCTGAGCGTTAGCGCCAGCCATCGCCGCGCCGCCGGTCGCTCCCGCCTGGAGCACGCCGGGCAGCGCGCCCGTAATTGTTCCAGCGAGAGTTGAGTCTGTGCTTGCCATGTTGCCGTTGTTCCCCTGTACACCTGCGCCCGGCACACCGTACGTGCCGCCGCCACCGCCGCCATTGGCAGCGTTCTTTGCGAGATTAGATCCGACTGTCCCGACCGCGTTGTTCACGAAGCCAGGAGTCCCAAGATAGTCGCCGGCCGCGCCGACCCCACCCATCACGCCACCACCGATAGCGCCAAACTCAGCACCCTTGCCGGCGTTGCCGTTGATGGCGCCGAGCGCTGCGCCTGTGCCAGCGCCATAGAGCGCGCCGGCTAGCCCGCCCTCTGCGATACCGCCGGCCGCGCTCCCGAGGAACGCTCCGCCGCCGAGCGATGCGCCGACGCTAGATGTAAGTGCAGTGTCGAGGCCACCGCTGATTGCTCCGATAGCCTCGGGCGCGAGCAGCCCCGCCGCCACCATCGCGCCAATCTCAAGCGTCGGTTTACCCCACTTCTGCATGAAGGTGGGGGCCGGCCTCGCGCCAGCGAAGCGTGCGACGTCAGGCGTCAGACCCTCTTGCGCGATGTTTGCTTTCTGATCTGCGCCGCTAGTGATCGCGTTCGCGTCGCCCCAGACACCGTACGGGTTCTTGCCGAGGAAGCCGTTGGTGCCGGTATTGTTCCCGTGGTACGCCTGCGTGCCGTTGAAGGCAGAGTAGTACGCGTCGAGCGAGGACTGGTCCCATTTCTTCGTCGGATCGAACGACTGCAGGCCCTGGCTCGTCTCCAGCGCCTGCAGCAGCGGATCCTTCGTCGTCGCGCTCATGCCGGTCCCGAACATCGACGAGGTGCCTAGCGCGGTGTTCCACGCGCCAGCATAGTTACCTGAGTTCAGGTCGTTGTATGTCGTCCGCTCCGCGTTCAGGAACGCAGGAGAGTTGGCCGGCGAGTTCGCTGCGCCTGGCTTTGCGACTACCGCTGATGTGCCCGTGACGGGGCTGGGAGCGGGTCCGGCCACCTAGCTACTACTTCTGCGTCTGGTAGACGTGCATGCCGCCGAGACCTAGCAACGCGAAGAGCATCGTCGTGCTCGTGCCGGTGTCGACAGACGGTAACGTGACGGGATGACCAAATAGCGAGCAGCCCCACTCGATAGGTGACTTCATCGTAGCGATAGCGAACCCAGCGACGCAGACCCAGCCGGCGCCGTCTCGGAAGCTCAGCCCCGGCTTCGCCTCTGCGATAGCGTTCGCCTTGATCTGCTCTATGTTGGTCTGGAACTGATCGTCCAACTCTTTCAGCGCGCCGGCCTGCTGCGCGTTAAGGATCGCAACCTTCGCCGCCGCAGCCTCTGTCGGGTTAGGCCAGATTTTTTCGACACCGACCTTCAGGAGGTCGGCGACTGAGCCGATGCCGGTAAGATCAAGCCCCATTAGGATACTCCCCACTCAGAAAATAGTTTGCGATGCGCGTAGCGCGGCCAGGCTTGTCCAGCCCGTGTGGCTGCACCTGCCTCGCCCACTCGCTGTTCAGTAGCTCGTCGTGGACCTTCTGCCAGTCCTGCGCCTCGATGGCGGCGCGTGCGTGCACGAAGGTTCCCCACCGGCCGCTCATGTTGAACGCGATCTCAGTGAGCGCGTTCCGGCGGCAGTCGGTATCGCACTTCGGAAACTCCGGCCACTTCTTAGCGAGCGCCATCGCCGTCATGATGTCAGTGTTGAACCACCTGTCGCTGGTCGACTGTACTACGCTGAAGCCCTCCCACGAGCGGCCCGGGGCGGCGCGTGGCATCAGGTGCCCGCGCCCGCAGGTCCAGTTCCCGAGAGTGTCGGGATACGCCGTCAGCACATCATCTTCAGCAGCGTCGAGATCAACAGCGAGCCGTCGATCAATAGACGGATCCAGAATCGTCTCATCTGTGATTGCCATTTCTCACCTGCGACTGGATGTCGTGCACAGTATCTTTGATATCGTCCAGCGACTGCTGCATCGCTGCGTTCTGCTGCTTGATTGAGTCCAGCTGGTCGTCATGCTTCGAGACGTGCGCCTCTATGGCTGCGTTCTTAGCTTGCAGGTCGGTAATCTGTTGGGTTGTCTGACCAGAGTGATATACGGTCGTGAAGACGCCGCCGCCCGCGGTGATCACCACCGCGACGGCCGCCCAGACAGATTCCATCGTCCACTTGAGCATACTCATCTCATTTCGGTGGCAGGCCGCCAAACGGGACGCCCTGCTGCGGGACGTGCTGCTGCACGAACTGGTAACACTCCACCCACGCTACCGCCTCCATACCCTTCGACTCCACGCGCCGCAAAAATTCGAGCAGGTTGCTAGCGATGTTCGGCGGGATAGCTGAGAATACGTTCGGGTTCACACGCACCTCTGCGTTGGGGTGGTCCTTGATGGCGTCTAGGATCTGCTGCGCTAGCGCGGCGCCCGGGTCTTGCTCTACAGTCGTCATAGCTCACCTCTAACTTGAAACAACGTTGTCGGCCGACGGCCACACAGCCGGCGGAGTTTGCTGCTCGCTAACAGCCGAGACGGCTGCGAGCGGCAGAGTGATTGAAACTGATGCGGACTGTGGTCCGCAGGATCCTTGACCAACAAGCGCAACGCTGTAGCTGTGCGCGGCGCCGTCGGTCGGTAGCTGATCGAGCTGCGTCAGATCCACGCTGTACGCTCCTGGGCCGACGTATGGTGCCTGACCCCGAAGAGCTGTGCACGCGTTTCCGTCCACGAACAGCAGCCAATACTCAGGCGTCTGTGCGGGTACGACTGATAGCTTCCAGCTCAATATACTCATTTTAGTGGGTAGATTAGAACTGTGCCGTCAAGACCCTTCGTCCCTGACGCGGTGAATCCAGTGGAAGTCAAATTCACAACCGTGCCGGACACTATCTGACGAAAGAATGTGATCGTCCCGCTGCCGGGCGAAAGCTCCGCGTATGCCGTGCCGAACGCAGTGTTGTCCTCCACCGTGCACGGCACGGCCGGGAACTGAGTAGCCGGCTGGCATACGGCTGGCAGCCCGGTCACGGTCATCGAGGTCGAGTTCGAGGTACCTGTGATGTTAGCGCCGGGCGCTAAAGATATAAAACATATGCCGCCTATAATCACATAGAACGCGGTGCCTGTCACCGTCGTCGTGCACCCGGTAACTGTCGCGGTGAAGCTGCCGGTCTGATAGAACGTGTTCGCCACCGGCGTGACGTTGATGCCGCCGGAGAATGTGATCAGGCCAGGTATCGTAGCCGGCCCGCTGATCCCAATGGTAGCGTACGGGCTGGCGATGTTGCCGCTGATCGTTATCCCGTTGACGCCTATAGCGTTCCGAACATCCGCACCCTTCAGCAGGTTCTGGATGAAGTTTCGGAACCAGGTCTTGTCCCAGTCCTTCGGTATCGAGAGCGTGCTAGCGCTCGTGATACCCGGCTTCGAGATAAGCGCCGTCATGCTACCACTTGCAGCGTTCGACTTCCGCCTGGATGTCGACCGCGAAGGTCGGCGACGCGTCCGTCACCCGGAACTGCATCACCAGGCTATAGTGCTGGCCGAGGTTCCACCAGATCGCGCGGTTATCTGTGTCGCCTGGCACCCCGAGCGTCTGCGAGTCGTCGCCAGACACATCGAAGGTCTCGCCCCAATTGTCCGAGAGCAGAAGGCTAATGCGCGGCGCGACGCCAGGCGTCGGTCCGGCGCCAGCTGTCACCACCGCCTCGACGCGGCGCACGATCTGGCGATTGTTCCCATCGTAGAGCGGCTGTGTCGTGAACGCGCACACAACTGGCGCGTTCGCATTTCCAAATTCAGTTTGGACGGTGTCGTCCAGGAACCCGATAGTGCCACTCTCAGAGTCGCCGATCAGCTGCTTACCGAACGCATTCAGATACGAGAGCGCCCGGTACTGAACCTCCTGACCGTTGAGCACCGACACGAGGTCGAACCACTGCTGTGTGACGCAGTCATAGCCAATCGTGCGCTGCGCGAGCGGGATCGTCAAGATGTAGAACGGGTGCCCGTTCCATGTCGGGCCACCAGCAGGCGACGATAGCGCGTACATGCCGGTCAGGTTCCCCTGCTTGTTCGCTTCGAGCAGTATCGCCTCAACGCTCGCCGTGGATATCCTGGTCGGCGTCTGCCCATCGCGGCGCCGGACGGTGAGGTCGTTGCAGACCCAGAGCACCGAGTTGTCCTGGAGCGCGATGCTGAAGGGGCACTGTGGGTGCACTCCGTATGGCATGTAGGTATCAGAGGCGGTGCTGAAGGGCGACCCTGTCGGGTTACCCGTGTTCACGAAGCCCTCTGACGAGCGTGACCCGAACATCAGCAGCTCGCGGTGATCGACACACATCCCGAAGAATGGGTCGGTACCAAACTGTCTAGAGAACGATGCGGCGGTCGTGAAGGTGATCTGTCCTGTGCCCGACACCTGCCGACCGTCGTCGTTGAAGAATGTATACGAACCGTTGCCGCCGTTGTTGTTCGCGAGGAACACGATGAACGTGTCAACGTACCAGCAATCTATCGCGCCGCCCAGGTTGAAGAAGAACGAGGACGAGAGCTGCGCGAAGGTTTGCGCTCCCGGCGTGCCAGAGAGCGTGAAGCAGAGGTCGGTGCCCGGTACCAAGACAACCAGGCACGCGCCGTTGTCCGTCATCCGCACGAAGCCATTACCGGTGATGCTGCCAGGCAGCGAGCTGGACACAATCGTAAAGGTGCCCGCGCTGTTCACCGTATATAGATCGAACCCGATCACCGCGTAGACGACGCCGGCCATCTCCCACAGCCCGCGGATCGGGTTAGCGAAACCGCTGGGGGTGAAGGTCGTGATCCCCGGCCAGCGACGCAGGCACGCCGGCTGCTGCGACTTAGTGTCGTCAGGCTGCGTCTGCGGCGCTGGCTCCGGGTAGCATCCGATCAGCCGCTTCGAGCCGGCGCGTAGGTCGGCCAGCTGATACGAAGCGAGGGGGAGCGGGATCGTTCGCGTCTGCGTGCGCATCCGCTACAACCAGTTCGGGCCGCCCCACGGGCCGCCTTGCGGGCGCGAGAGTTCGCCGAGATCGCACTCGGTGTACTTGAGGTAGCGCTTGGTCAGGCGCCGGAAGGCGCTCCTGATCAGGCCGCCCAATGAAAATTCATCGTCGGGGCTCTCCGGCGGCGGTATCGTTACACCGTACCGCACTGAGAGCCACGCCGCCAAGATGTACTTGACGTCTGCAATGTCTTCGTCTTTGAGAGGTGACACGCTGTTCAGCTGCGCAATCGTCTGCGGGTACCAGCCCAGATTACTCCAACCGTCACGCATGTTGGTGAGGAGGTTGTCGTTCATGATCGTCATCCCGTTGGCGGACTGCGTGGGCGTAGGAGCGCGCCCCTCGCGTACGACGCCAAGAATCTGGAAAGATTCGGTGATGATCTGCTGGTTGGTCTGAGTCACATCGCCTCTCTGAAATTAGATGCCGTCTCTCCGGCTGTCACGTCTACTTAAGTTGGTGGACGTCCACCATTTCGCGCCTACTGGGTGAGGGCAGCGGCGCTATTTTTTATTATCCCACGCGGATCCAGGTACGCGGATTCACAGCCGCTCCCGAGGCCGGCTGGAAGCCGTTCAGGGTGTACTTGTATCGCACCGTCGCCAAGCCAGTGACCGCACCTGATCCGGGGTTAGCCGTCGGGGTGAGGGTGGTTACCGCGCCGAGGACACCGTTGGCAATTAAGTCGCCAGTGTTCGCGTTCACGGTCAGGCCAGTGATGACCTGAGTCGAGGTGATCGAGGCGTCAGCGCCGTCCACGGGATTCAACGGGAGGTTGACCACCAGCGTCGCCAGGGTACCGGTGGGGTTAATCACCAGGACTCCGGTCTGCATCGTGATCGTCGAACCTGTCACCAGGGTCGCACCAGCGTAGAAATCGAACGGAACGCCAACAACGTCGCCGTGCCCATATCCAACTTGAATGTTAGCCATTTGGTTTTCCTTCAGTTAGGGTTAGGCAGCCGACGCGACTTCGATGTTCCGCACAGCCAGCTCGGGGTAAGCGAGCACGGCGCCGACAATCGAGTCGAGACGAGCCGGGAGCACGTCGTTAGACGGATCCCACTGTTGCGCGAAGCGGATGTTGTACCCTTCGAACGCTTCCGCAGCCGTCATCTTGACGAGGGGGCTGAGGTCGAGCATCGGCGGGTTCGCAAACACAATCGCGTCACGGTACCAACCAAGCGACTGCTTGATCAGTGCACCGTTGAGGGCCAAGAGAGGCGAGGCCGAAGCCGCACCTGCGACACCGAACACGCTGATCAGCGCGCCAGAGGCGGGGACGTTGTCCACGTTCTGATACGCACCGCCAGTGATGATGCCGGGGGCAATGGCAATGGACGTCGGCTGCGCGCCGGTCGTCGCAGTCACAACGAACTGCTTCGGACGGCCAAGCGATGCCTTGGTCTCGGGGTCCACTTCGTTGACGCCCGCGATGCTGATAACGTCGCCAGCGTTCAGTACGTCAGTGGCCGAGAAGCCGGTGACGTTCAGAGTGAACGTTGAAACGAAGGCGTTACCTGCGCCGGGGTTCGATTGGCCCGCGCCGTTAACGGACGGGTTCGAGGTGGCGGCGAACGAACCGCAGACGTGCGTCGGGAGCTTCGTGTTACGGAAGCAGACGTAGCCGGCAGCCTTGTCAGCGATCACGCCTTCCAACCATTGGTCGGAAACCGTGGACTCGGGGTTGAAGAGACCCTTATTGTCACGGACGAAGTACCGCGAGGTTTGCGGGGTCGCCGTGAAGGTGCGACGGTCGTCTTCAGGGGCCAGAGCTTCCGTCAGATACTGCTCGTTCTGGAGCAATTGATCGTAGGTCGCCGTGGTGTTGAAGGCACCCGTGAACTTCGGCACGTTGTTGACTTGGCCCGTGGTGAAGTTCTCGATGCCGGCCGCAAGGCGCGCCATCGCAGGTTCGAGCACTTGCTCTTCGAAGTTGTTCAGCAACATCGCTCGCTCCACCGAAGTGAAGTTGATGTCGACGCCGAGCTGCTGGTTGACCAACAGGGTGGCGAAGCGCTGTACCGAGTTCTGAGCGTTCATCTGCGGACCAGTACGGAGCATGTACTGGAACGGGAGACGGATCGAGAGCTGTTGGCCCAAGATGACCCCGTTGATGGGGCCGGGCAGCAAGCTCTGATAGTCACGGTTCGTGCGACCCGTGAAGTTGCTCTTGGCGTGCAGCAAGACGAGAGCCTTGCGAGCGACCCATTGAGCAGTGATGAGTGAGTTAGCCATTATTCCTTTCCGATTTTATTTAGTTCAGTCCGCGCATCTTCCGAGACTGTTCGCGGGCTGACTGTTTGCCTTGCCTGTGCTGGCGCGCGAACTCTTCGACCGTCATCGTCGGGTCTTGGATATCGCGAGCCTGTGCACGTCCGCCGGCCGGTGTGGCTCGCGGAGGCGGAGGCGCCTGGGTGATGGACTTCTTTTGCCCATTTTGCGCATTGGGCTTCGAACCGTTTTCGTTCTGCTTACCGCCAGAAGTGTTCGCCGGCTTCTCTGCCTCAATCTTCGCGATCATCTTCCCGATGGTGATGCACTGCTGGGCCGGGGACTGTTTCGCTGTGCGAATCGCAAGCGCAGTGTCCTTCCCAAACTCGTACAGCAACCGGGCGACGTGCTCCGACTGAGCGACAGCGATGCCTGCGTCCGGGCACAGCTGGTTCGCAGCTAGGACCGGGTTGTTGGTGACGACCGCCGTATAGTCTTTGTGAGTCTTCGCAAACTCTTCGATTCTTTTTTCAACGGTGGCGCGACGCTTAGTCGCCTCGTCAGCTCCAGTGATCTCGCGCACGGCCTGTCGTGTGCCGATTGCGATCTGGTTCTTCGTCCACTTCTGCAGCTTGGCCCGATACTTGTCGTTATCAAAGGCGACGTCCTCGTCGGACATGTCCGGCATAGGTTCGTCTTCAACAACAGGAGGAGCAGCAGCTGCGGTAGTCTGTGCGGCAGTGGGAGTACCACCACCCTTCAACCGCTCCAGCTCAGCGAGTGCGTCTTTGAGCTGGGTCTGCATGTGCTTGCCAAATATCTTCGTGCCTTCGAGCAGATCATTCAGCTCTACTATGCGTTCCTCAGCGGAGCCTTTCTTCGGGGCGGGACGAGCAGCCGGCGCCTCTTCGCCAGTCTCCTCTCCAGTCAAGTCCGTGTTGGGATCCGTTTCGTCGCTGAGTTCGACGGCTGCGGTGGACGAGTCCGCGTTTTCGTCCGAAGTCCCCTCACCAGAATCGGTCTGGTCGCCGAGTGTTCCGTCTTCGTCAACGATGGGGGCGTCTTCGTCGACCAACGGATCCGAGGCTGCCGCTGCAGCGCTGCCTCCCGGAGTGGCATCAACATTTTGGCCTGCGGCGACGGCTGCTACTGCGGCAGCGTCAGCGGCGCGGGCGGGGGTAGCACCGCGGAACGGGTTCAACTTGTCGTCGACCTGTTTCTGCGGTTGCTTTTCATACTTCTCTAAATCTTCTCTCGAAAAACCCATCGTAGTCTCCTATTACACGGCATACGCTGCCGCGAGGCGAGGTCTCACCAGACCGGGATCAAGCAGCCTTTTTTGGCTTCTTGGGTTTGGCAGCGGCCAGCGCCTTCGCGGCGGCGACCTTCTGCTCGTTCAACTCCTGTGTGTGCTTCATCGTGAGAGCGTGCTTCTCATGCATGCGACGCATCTCGTGCTCGTGGGCCTGAGCCGCGCGCTGCATCTCTGCCTCGTGCTGCTGCTGAGCCCTAACCGATTCAGCTCGCTCGTTGGCGAACGCCACACGCTGAGCGTTGTGGTTCTGTTCGATGGTGTGCTGCTGATCCTGCTGGTGCTGCTGGGCGGCGTGGGTCATGTCCTGCATATTACCGACGTGCTTGGCAGCAAGATCCATCTGCGCCGACTGGGCCTCGTTCTGCCGGTCCTGTGCGTCGGCGCCGATCTCGTGCGCGAGCTTGATGTTAGCGAGGTGCTTGCCGGCGGTCTCGAACCCGATCTTCTGCTGCTCCAGCGGGCTGACCTGGGCGCGTGACTGCGCGATTTGCGCGTCCGCCGTCATCTTCTGGGTCTTGCCCTGGAGGAGCTGCATCTCAAGCTGCTGCTGCTGCTCCTGCATCTGCTGCTGCTGACTCTTTTGTGAGCCGACGCCGGCCGCCTTCTCTTTCTCGTTCGGCTGGATGATGCCCTGCTGGATCAGCGGGATCCTCAGCCGGTTCGACATCTCCTGCGCGTCCGGCGTGTCGATGTTCTTCGCGATCAGGTCCTGGATCACAGGCGCCGCGCTCGGCATCGCCTCAGCGAACGAGATCAGCGTGTCTAGCGCTTCCTGTCGCGCCGACTGGAAGCTCGGGCCGATGGTCACCTCAACGTCGTACGACCCCTTAGAGAGGTCGTTCATGATGTCGCCGGACTCAGGATCTTCCTGGTTGACGGTGATCAGCTTCTCGATGTTGTCGTGCCCGATCACGCGTGCGACTCGCTCGGAGTCCATCACGCTCGGGATCATGTCGACCATCATCTCCCAGCTGAGCTGCAGAGCTGAGCTGAAGCCATCGATGAACTCGAAGCTGCCCAGGTCTGAGCGCTTCGTGTGCTGGACGAGCGCCTTCCCGGAGACGCGGTTCATGTCTTCCGCGTTCCCGAGAGCGGGGTCAAAGTAGCCGATGGTGGCCTGGATATCCTGGATCGACATCTGCGCGAGCGCCATAGCACCCTGCGGCAGGTCGAGCGGCTGCGTGCGGAATGGCATCCCGCCCTCAGCGTTCTTGTCTACGTTGTAGGGCAGATACGGGCGCGAGGCGACGTTCGCCTGGTTCCATTCGTTCTCGTAGCCCTTGATCATAGCCTCGGTCACGAGGTACGGAGCCTTCGGCAGGAGCGCGCTGCGCTCGATCATGTCCGATGCCCGTGAGTTGTAGCTGCGCTGCGCGTCCTTCGAGTGACGGATCAGCGACTGGAATTTCTTGCGGCCCTCGATGTTGATGTATCGGCCAGGGCAGCGGACGACCGGGATACGCTTCCAGTCGTAGTAGTACGGACCTTCGAGGACGTTGGCGCCGTCGACCTTGACCCACATGACCTGCCACTTGGTGGTCTTGCGGATCATCTTCTCGCCGGTCTTCTTGTTTTTGGCGATACGGGTGACGCGGTTCGAGTCCGTGAGCCCGTGCTCGTCGAGGTGCGCCTCGGTCGCCTTGAGGTCGGCGTCGTACTCGCGCACGGTGCCGTCGGTCATCTTGGCGATATATTTTTCGCGCGGGACTCGCTCAAAGTATTCAGCGATCCGGACCTCTTTGTCGGTGAACCAGCCGTAGCTGTCACGCGACATGTTGAAGCTCAGCCGGTTCCCGTTCGGATACAGCGCGTCGTATACGTCGTCGGAGATGCGCTCCGCGACGATACAGCGGTTCGCGTCGGCCGCGCACGCGTCAGCGCACTGCGGGTCCCACACCACCGTCTGCGGGTTCGCGATGTTGATGACGCGCAGGACCTGGTCGAACGCGCCCTCGCCATCGTCTTGCATGTAGGTCGGCATGATGCGCCACGCACCGAACCCGCCAGCGACAGCAAACTTGAACTGCTCTTTGTAGATCTGGTCAGCGCGGCTGCACTTCTCGATATCGCGACAGAGCCCCGCGAAAATATCCGCGATGACCTCAGTTGCGCCGTCAGAGGCTGGCCGGACCTTGCCGGCGGGGCGCGTCTGACGCATGTCGGCGACCACCATGTTCACGGGCTGCAGGCAGCGGTTGAAGGTGTAGCATGGCTTCCCGCGCCGATTCTGGAGCACCACCGGATCCCACTGCCCCATCGCCTCGGCGTTGTAGATGAAGTTCAGATCTTCAGAGTGCATGCGCCGGTTCTCTTCCCAGGCGCCGACACCATCGTCATGAAAGTTGCGGATGCGAGACATGAGCGCGCCCTCGTCTTCGATATCGAAGCCGGCTACGCTGGGGAGCGCGCCGGGCATACCCGGCACGTTCCCGATCAGATCCCAGTTGTCACCCGCGTTGGTTCCCATTTACGTCGGCATCTCGTCCACGATAGCGCGCTGTCCGTCACCGACGAAAACGCCATCAAACGTGTTGGGCGGGATATATTTCGCCTGCCCATCGTTCTTCCACTCGTGCACGGGTTTTTGGTCCTTTGTTTTTCGTCCGCTATCGACCAGCTTCTGATACTGGACGCGGACCTGGTTCCGGATCGCCGGGTTCTTGAAATTGAACGGGGCGACCTTACCCTTGCGCTCGATCACCAGATTGTTCATGCTGGCGGTGACGTGTACGGTGTAGGTCCCTAGCTTGATCTTCTTCCCGTCGGGCCCGACGCGGCGGTTGTCTTCGTCCTGCGCGCACTCTTCGACGGTCTGACCGTTCGGCTCCTGCCGCTTAACGAAGCGCCAGTCGATGGCGCCGTCGGTCTTGTGGGCAGCTTGCTGTCGCAGGCGGATACCCTCTTCGTGTGTCAACTTCAATGTAACGCTCATCGTCTCACCCCTTTCGCTTGTGCGATTAAAAAATTTGCCATCTCGGCATGGCGCCCGGTCAGGCTCTTCGCCAGATCCTCAAGCGCCTTGGACCCGTCGCCACCCCACCAGGTGAGGCGACCGTCCGTGTCAACCAACAGAAAACTTCCGTGGCGTCGGAACTCTCGCTCGATGTCGACCGGCCTCAGCCGCTCCACACGCCACCCTGCGTAGCCATCGCCGGGTCCCAGGCGAACCAGGGGATGCCGCCGTCGCCGGCCGGAGGAGCCTTCGCCACCTCGTAGCCGCTCATCACGTTGTAGCGCGAGGCGTCCATGAGGTGATCGTTCTTCTTGATGATCACGCCCTTCTCGTCGCGGCGGTAGAGGCGCACCTCTTTGAACCAGTTCGTCAGCGTGCTGAAGATCCGCAGCTGCTGCGTCGAGAGCATGTCCCATGTCGTGATCAGCCCGGAGACTACTGAGTTGTCAGCCTTGCTGACGTTCAGGCCCAGGTTCCGGTACGTGTCGATAAGCAGCTCGCCGTCAGTGCCGCGCGCCTTCTCGGCGGCGGGGTCGATCACTCCGGGGATCCACTTCCCGCGGCGATTGATCGCCGCGACGTGCACGGCAGGGTCAGCCTGCCCGCGATAATATTCGTCGTACGCCACCGCCGGGTGCCGTACATTTCCTTGCGCGTCCTTGAATGGGTTGTCGATGTCCCACGCGAACCAGACCACCGCGGTGCAGTTCCAGCCTGGGTCCATCCCGTACGAGCGCGGCCAGTGCGACGGTATGTCGAACGGCTGGATCGTCATCACAGCCTCGGGGATCGGATAGATCGCTCCTACACCGTGGCCGGGGATACCGGACTTACGAGCCTGCAGCTGCCAGGGCGGGATCCCAGCGAGAATTTTCTTCTTCTCGCTCTCGCTGAGGTGAGGTACGTCGTCCATATCTAAAAACACGGCCGACTTACTCATCTACAACGATCTCCTCTTCCTCAGGGTCCCACGTCTGCGCCGGCATAGCGTCCGGCTCGGGCGACAGCTCGGGCATGAACGTGATCATCAGGTCTGAGACACCTAACATCGGGGTCTCGGTCAGACACAGCGTGCCGTTCAGCTCGCCGGGGACGGTGCTCATGAGACGCAGCGAGCACTCGGCGTAAATTTCTAGCTTGGGCTCTTCGTCCAGGTGGATACGGTCCTGGCGCGTACCCTGGAAGGCTTCGCGACCCTGATCGTATGACTTGAACTGCAGCGTCGAGAGCCCGCCGCTTACATGCCGCACGAAAACTGTCTCAAACGCGTCGGCGAGCCCGTGCTTCACCGTCCGGCGCACCAAAAGATCTCCGGGGATCATCCCGGTGCCGTATGCGGTGTCGACGCCGGGCTTCCCGCAGAGTTTTTCTTGCAAAATGTCGCGAGTGTTCTTCGCAGTGTCCGTCGCGACCCACATATCGATAGGGCGGTTGAATCTACGGCCCGGCCACCAGCTTGGATAGAGCCCGGTGAGGTGTAGTGCGTCCGCGAAGCAGCCGCAGTGCGTCTTACCGGTTCTGTTTCCGCCGAAGAGCGCGACCTCGTCGTCGACCGCCTCATTCGCGAAGAACTTCATCTGCTTCGGGTAGTGTTTTCTCCCGAGCGGGCAATTTCTCAGCGCCGGGTGGTCAGTCGGATCCTGAAACGAGGTCACTATTCGGGTCATCGACAGCGTCTGCTGTCTCTGGCGCAGGATCTCGATCAGCTTGCTCCTCTCTTTGGGGCTCAGCGACTGAATAGTCTGCGTCGACGACGTCGGGTCCAGCAATTCTTTCGGGAGTTCGAGCTGTGAGTATACCCTGTCGACCAAGTCCTGATAGGAGCGAGGATAGTTCCGCATTTTGTTGTTCCACCGTCATTGTTCCCTTGACGTTGAGATCCACCTTCAGGTTCTCACCGTACTTTTCAGGGAAAAAATTCGCCGCCACACGCCCGAGCATCTTGCTGTCACCCTTGATGGCGGCGGCGCCAGCTGCGTGATCGAACACAGCTCGCGACATCCGCGTGGCTTCATCAAAATCTCTCTGAAACTCGTCGTTGTCGGCCAGCTCCCGGTGGAACTGCACGTTGGTACAACCGATTGAGCGCAGAGCCTGCTTCATGTCCGCCGTGTTGGCGTACGTGAACAGGAAACTCTTGCGCTTCTTGTTGTCCCAATCAAAAAATTCCGATACTTCCTGCGTCCGCGCTATGCCCAGCTCCTCTTCGAGGCGGTTCACAGCTGCGCGGAAGGTGTCATTCCAGCTCAAGATCGCCAAAAATTCCGATTCGGTGCGCCCGCACGCTTCCGCGGCGAGCGCGAAGTCTTTCTGCTCCGCGTACTTTGTGAGAAAGAGTCGCTCAGCAGCGCTAGGCAGAGGCGCAGCAGTAGCGACAGCGGAATTACGGCGAGTATAAGCACGAGTAGTGCCAGGGTCGCCGCGATTTGCGTCCAGCTCAGGAACGCCCTTGCCGTAGACCGGCAGCTGACCCTTCTCAACGCGCGTGCAGTCGACGCAGACGCTTCCGTTCGCGACATAGCGAGCCGCCCTGTGCCCGGAGACGCACTGCTCTCCGATCCAAAAATGCTTCCAGCCGCGCCCCTTCGCTTCGTCTTTCGTGACGAACCGCGTCGGCCGATGGTTATAGAGATCCGGCCGGCCATCACGCAACGGCGCGACTGTCTCCGGGTTGATCTTCGGCCACTTTCCCCACGGGTGCTTGGGCGGGGTGAAACCTAACTCGTCGCTCATGCGCGGTGCCAGTCCTCCGACCCGCTCATGAAGTTTCCTTTCCGGTCATAGCCGGCGCTCTGCTGCCACATCAGGCACTCGTTCAGCGACTCGTCTGGGTCGACGGAGTAGATCGCCTTCTGCCAGATGAACGCGAGGTCGCCGATCCCTTGGAACCCGAGCCGGTCGAAGTCCACGAGAGTGATGTTGCGGAAGCTGAACTCGATCACGTCGCCAGGCTTGACCTGCATCGGGATGATGGCGCCCGTCTCCGGGCCGTCCTCGAACCAGAGCGTCTTCCCGGAGAGCTTGCTCGGCGCGAACTTCATCACGCGACCGTCAGCGCTGAGCACGGGCGGCCCGTCACTGATCTCTTGCTTGAACGCCACCTTGCGCCGCTGGCGCCGGCCGTAGCCGACCGCGATCACGACGCCCTTGTGGATCTCGATCCCTGGCGTCACCAATGTGGGGTGCACGTAGGGGAGGATCTTCACGAGCACACGGTCGCGTAGAACGCGCGTGCGCTTGCCAACCTCTTCCAACTCCTCGGTGAGCATCATAGGATCACCGCATCGACGTCAGTGTCACGCATGAGCCGGATCTTTTTACCGACGCCGTAGTCAGAGTCCATCCCGGCGGTGGCCGCGAAGGAGACGATGTCTCCTACCTGGCACTCCATCGGGGCGCGCTCGCCGTACTCCAGCATACGGCCGGGGCCGACCGCGATGACTTCGCCGCGCAGGATCCGCTGCCAATCTGGCAGCTTGATCACACCCTCGGCCTTGTCCTGGACAGCTACCGCAATCAGATCATCCAGCAATCGCTGGCTGAAGTTTACCTTCGACATTTTCGTACCTCTCACCTTACGAAATTAAAAATCAATACGGCAAGCCGCTCACCGTCGCGAGCGCGCACAGTTCAATAATCGCAATCACGCCGGTCCCAACGAAGGGCTGGCCGGTGACCGAGTCAATGGCAGTGAACTGCATCCCGACCTGGCACTTCTGCGAGCCGATGTAGGGGAACGTCATCTGCCACATCGACGCGAGTGTCTGCAGATACATCGTCGACGCGAAGGCGGGGTACGTGAACGGCGAGCCCGCGGTGCCGACCGCGCCGGCTGGGTTCAACGTTACCGGGCCAGCCATCACGACGCTGTTCGTGATGTCATCGATCTCGATGCTTATCGAGGTGGGAACGACCGGAGTGTTCGTGTGGTCCACGAACGCGAAGTCCAAGAAGATGTCCGTCACCGGGTACGCCTTAACGTTGGCGTACGGCAGGATCGGCTCACCCTGCAGGTACTTGTTCCCTATGACGCCCATGTCAGGCTACCGCCAAGAGCGGTCGAGGCGGATCGTGCAGTAGGTCAGCCCGATGCGGACCTGGAGCAGGACGATCATCGGATCCCCTTCATCTTGCGCTCACCGCTCGTGCCCTTGAACTCCATCGGGCGCTTGCCCGAGAGAACATGCTTCGCGCGTGCGTGGACGGCGGCGTGCTCCTTCGTGGTGATGTGCCCAGAGACCCAGCTGTCGGTCGCGTGGCGGAGCGCGCTCTTCGCGTTCTCGCGCGTCATCTTCGCCTCGGTCGGTGGCTTGTAAGATGCCAGCTCGCCGTGCTGCTGCGCCGGCTCGGTGACAGACTTCTCGCCCTTCGACTTCTTGGCGCGCTTCTTGTCTTGACCCTTCGGGGTCTTGCTGATGCCGAGGATTGCTCCGAGCATCGGTGCGATGTCAGCCACCACAGCCTCCCTGTCCGCCTGTGACTTCAAATCCGCTGGTCGCGAAGACCGCGTTTCCGATCCATTGCAGCCACGCGCCGATCCCTTCCAGATACAGAGTCTGGCCGGCGTTCACGCCGACCTGGTTCGGGGCGGGCGTCGCCAGCGCTGGCGTCGCGGCGGCCGAGATGGCGGTGCCATTTCCCTGTCCCCACTTGATGAACCCGGAGAGTCCGGCGGCTGCGCCAGCGGCTCCGAGCGCACGGATGCGCCACGACGTGACACCGAGCTGGCGCCCATCGATCACGACCGGCGCTGAGCTGTCCACGTAGAAGGTGGCAGTCTTCGGTTGAAACGTTGTGTCAACGCCCATTACTTGTAACTCCCGCGTTTGCCGCAGCACCACTCGTTCAGGATATCTCCCTGGTCGACGTGCTTCAGCTCTTTTGATTCGCGCTGCTTGTGCGGCGCCTGCTTGTCGGAGGTGTTGGTGCCGGGGCGCGGACCCTTGCGGTGCGCTCGCTTGGCTACCTTCGAGTTCTCGTGATCCCCGCCACCGTGGCTAGAGCGCGGACCGTCGACGTGCTTGATGCTACGTCCTTCGCTATTTTTCTTTTTGAAGATGCCACTCATCTAAGTCTCCGGGGCAGCGTAGGTATTTCTCTGACCGTGCGCCCACTTATCCAGCTCGCGCTTCCGGTCAGCTCGACCCTCACGGGTCTTGTGAGCGCGCTTGTGGGCGCGCTCGTCCGCGTGCATGAACTCTTTCCCCACAGCGACCGATGGGCCGCCGCCGCCCGGCTTCTTCCAGCCGTTGGCGGCAGCACGCATCAGTCTCTCTTGAGCCGGGGAGACGCTTGGCACTTACCGCTCGGTGAGTGCTTTGTCGCCGTCGCGGTCACCGCGATTGTGCACGGCGTCTTGGTAGATGCTGCGCGCGGCGCGGTTCAGCTCGCTCTCTCCGCCGGAGTCGTTGACGTCCGAGTGGGGAAGCAGCGTCTTCTCAGCGACGCCCTTACGGCTCGCGCCGTGGGTACCCTCGACGCCGGCCTTGCGACCCTTAAGATACTCTTCGCCCTTCATCTTGGCGCTTTCTTTCTTGCCCATGTGAAAATTTCCTTTGGTTGAATCGCGTTACTGGACGCGGGTGATGGTGATGGTCGTCGGGCTCGTGACAGTCACAACCCAACGAGTAACGTTCGGCACGTTCGGTGCGCCAAGCGCCAAGTTACCGGCACCGGAGGTGTATCCGGCGTTGATTGCGGCAATCGTGACACCAGTACCGCCAGCGAGCGTGCTCGCGGCCGTGGTTCCCTGGTTCGAGATCGTGAGAGTCCACGACAGGTTGAACAGATTCGGGAGACCGGCAACAGGCGGGTTCACGCCAGCACCGAAGCTGAACAGCTGCGCCTTGTACGCCGTCGCGAGCGCTGCGTTCAGCGCGGCGATGATGTTGACGGCCGTGTCCGTGGTGTAGGTCTGAGCCGCGCCGGCACCGTTGCCGACAGAGATGTCAACCTCTAACGCACCGACGAGCTGCGGACCCGACACGACGCCGGTCGCTGTTGGACCGTTCACCGCCTGTGAGGCCGGCAGTACGTGAATCGCATTGTAGAAATCGTCTGTGAAGACGCCCTTAAAAGCCATGATATTTTCCTTTGAAGTACAGTCGGCCTCGCGGCCCAAACGTCGTCGCACTTTCGTTTGACGGATTACCAGCTGCCGTAGCTGAGCTACGACAGCATGCAAAAAACTATGGTCCGCTGCTAGATGAGCCGACCTTCGGCGTCGTCGGCACGTTGCTGGCCGGCGTGTTCTGTGTGATCGACTTCCCGGTCGAGAGCGACGACATCACCGACTGGCTACCCTGCGTGATCGCGTTCTCTGGCTGCTGCCCGTACGCGAGCACCTGCCCCAGTATCGGTGGGCTGGCAGGTGGGTTTAGATCACCACCGTTCGCGCCCCACGTATCGCCACCTGTGCCGGCAACAGGCGCCACACCGACAGAAATATTAATCGTCACGTTGTCGCCGACATGAATCGCAGAGGTTCCAGCAGCTGGGCTCTGGCTCACGACGCTGCCGGCCGGTACCGTCGGGTGCGTCTGGTTCACCTCAGTGATCGTGTAGTTGAATCCGTCCGCCGTCAGCAGCGCAATCGCCGCCGCCCGCGTCAGACCTACGACGTTCGGTACCTGTGGGAAGCAGGTTAGCCCAGGAGCGCTGGGGGTATAGTTCTGTGTGTAGCGACCGACGCCCTTCGTTATCCGGAACCCGGCGAGGTAGCCGCTGAATGGTTCACTGTTCAGTGCCGCGCCGAGCTGCCAGTTACCTGACGTCGTGCCGCTGGTGGATACCCCGCTCCCGGCGACGCCGTTGAAGTATACTTTCAGGGTCCCTGAGATCCTAACGAACGCGAAGCTGATCCACTGGCTCAGGATAGGGCTGGCCTGAACTGGAGATTGCCCTGCGAATATCCCTTGCCCGAATACTTGCTTACCGCTGGGATTGAAGAGCAGTTGGTTCGGGCCGGGCGACGCGGTGCCAACACCGTCACTCAACATCACGCCAGCGCCGCCGCCGCCGCTGCCGTCCTGGCTCGCGCCCCACACCCAGCCCTCGACCGTGAAGTCTCCAGAGCTGAGGTCGACTGGACCGCTCGCGACGATGGGTACCGTCAGCGTACGTATAGTGGCGCGCGGTAGGATCGAGGCGGCGGTCCCCTGGAAGGGTGGCGGCTGCGTGTTCGATCCTGTCACGCTGTTCACGTTCGTGACAGTGAGCGCGTTCGTACTCGAATCAACGAAGGTGGTCGCCCCGTTCGCTTCGTTCAGCTGCAGGAGCACGCCGACGTTCGCGAAGTTTGGGTCGCAGGGCGTCGCCACGCGACACTACATCCCTGATAGGTTCGGAGCGTTCGCCGGGTAGGTGACGTTCACCGCAACGCGCGCCGTCGTCGGCTGGGTCACGTTCGCGGCAGGTGACGGTACCTGAGGGCTCGCGCCACCGTTCGAGGGAATGAATCCGCCCTGCCCATAGGTCGAGTCAGCGAGGATCACCTGCCCGCGAGACATCTGCGCGAGCAGCGAGTCGCCGCCAGCGTTACCGCCCTGCTGCGCGGGGCCGGAGCCCTGCAGTGTGGTCGTCGGCTGGAGGTTCGTGGGGATGAGCCCTGACGCGAGCTGGGTCTGCGTGAGCTGCTGGACAGCGTTCTGCGGCTGCGGGGGCTCGATGTTGACCTGAGCGTTCACGATCTGTGACGGGTTCGGGTTCCCGTTCATCACACCGCCGGGGACCGGCGCCGCCCCTGGCATGCCAGCGTTCGTGTCGAACGCGTCGGAGGTTCCGGTCGGAGTCCAAAATGTTGAGGCCATGATTTATCCTCTGTAGACCGGCTGCGCCGCAATCGTCGGGACCGAGGAGGGTCCGCTCGCGGGGCACTGCGTCGACTCGCCCGCGGAGTTCGCGTTCGTCTGGTTGAGGCCACCAGCGCCGAAGCTGTTCCCGCCGGAGGCCGCCGCGTTGGCGGAGCCGCCGTTGTTCACGAAGGCGGCGGTGGTGCCGACCGTGTCACCGGTCGCGAGCGACTCGATGATCGTCCTACCACCAGCAACGTTCGGGCCGGCGCCGGAGCCTGAGGTCACACCGAAGTTGTTGACGTGCACGTTCGCGGGGATCGCTCCGCGCGAGATCGCCGCGACGACAGAGTCGCCGCTGTTGGTGTTCGAGTTGGGCGGGAAGAGACCGACCCCGGGGTTCGTCTGCTGCAGAGACGCGCCGACGGCGTTCCCCGGCTGCGTGCCCTGGAATCCGCCGTTCTGGTTGAGCGGTGTCCCGCCCGGTGTGCCGTAGAGTGTCATCCCTGAAAGGCTCCTGCCAAGAGACCGACGTTTGCGGTCGTGGTCGAGCCGGCGAGCGGCGCGCTCACAACCGACTCTGTGTTCGTCGGCGCGACGCCGGTTGAGATGCTGTCGTTCGCGGTAGAGATACCCTCGACGAAGATCTGGTTGTTGACGCCCATCGTCGTCACCGAGTTCGGGTTCCCCGCGTTCGGGGGCACGGCGACGCCCAGGTTCACCTGGGTACCGTTACCGGAGGTGAGCGCCTCGTCGATGGAGACACCGTCGCCCTGGAGCTGGCTGATGCCGGCGCTGACCGACTGGCCGGCGATGGTGGAGAGCTGCGCGTTGCGTGGGATCAGCCCGCGCGAGCAGGCTTCGAGGATCGACATCTGGACGCCGGTCGCCTGCATCCCGCCCGGGACCGGCGCCTGCGTCGGCTGCTCGATGGTCGGCGCCGCCGGGCCCTGTACGCCGTTCTGTGCGCCGAAACTCGGGCTGATCGGCTGACCGATCACGACGCCGTCGACTGACTTGAATACTGTCATGTTCTTAGTTCCCACCGTATTGGATTGGGTTCGCCATCGCGACCGCGGGAGCGTTCTCCATCTGCTTCGCGTCGGCGAGCTGCGCTCCGCCGAAGCTGGTCGAGGTGACGCCGCTCGCGGCCATCACAGCCGAACCGAGCCCGCCGTTGCCGGAGATCTGCGTCGCGTTCGGTCCGCCGTTGCCGGCGCCGCCGGCAGGGCCAGCTACAACGCCGATCCCGTTCGTTCCGTTCTGTGGGACTCCCTGGCTGATCGCCTGGAGCAGGGTCGGGTTACCGTTCGCGTTCCCGAGACCGCCGAGCCCCGCGACCGCGTAGACCTGGTTCAGCGAGATCTCGCCGCGCGAGACCGCCGCCATCAGAGACTCGAAGCTCGCGTTATAGAACGCGGGATACGCTTGCCCTTGCTGCCCGACCATCGGGCTGTTCACGCTCGCGGGCGGTCCAATCGGCGGCACGCCGAGCGGGCCGGCGCCATTATTTCCAAAGGTCATGAGAGATCCTCTCGTTCATTCGTCGTTGTCGTTCACGTAACGTGAACAGTGCGGGTCTCTCACCACCCATCAAATTCATCCCCAGTACTGACGCGCCCTGGAGGACCGGCTACAAGGTTCGTGCACTTCGCTTCAGCCCGCCGCGCTGTCCTAGCCCGCTTGCGGAAGCCGTGTGCGAACGGCAGTTCAAATGGGCGCGGACTTCCACCGTCTCATAACGCTGTCGCGACTCCCGTCGCCGCTCGGCCCCGATACGGACCCCTTCCCAAAAATCGTCCGGCGGATTGCTCCGCCGCGTCCCGAAGGACCGATGAATAACGGCGGGTGATCAATCCCGCCGACCTGGGTCAGCTGCAGCTGTAGACCAGGTTTTTCCACGGATTGCTCCTCTCGGACTTCACCGTAGGTTTGGCTGGCACGGTAGGACTCGAACCTACGACCCGCGCATTAACAGTGCGCTGCTCTGCCGACTGAGCTACGCGCCAATTTTAAATCGAGGGAACGGTGAGCCCCAGCTCTTCGGCATCGGGTGCGTCCCGTTGTGGTACCAGTGCAGCTCCTGCTTGTGGCACTCCCACTGGCACTCCTTGCGCCCGTCGAAAAAATTTTCAATCGCGCTCGGGTGGTGCGCGCAGCGCCAGTACCTTTGCTCAGCGCGCTGAGTATTTTCACGCAGCGCGAAGTCGTGCGGGCCGGCGTGGCCGCGGTGCAGCTGGCACCGCTGATCGTTCGCGGCGTAGTAGTGGGGGCACCCGAAGATGATGCTCATCCGCGCCTCGCGTACTGTCGATAGTACCTTGCGCGCCGGACGAGCTTGCGCTCGTAGCGCGCCACCGCGCGGGCGTCGACGATGTGCGTGATGTCGACGTGGTGACAGTCTAGGATGACGTCGCTCATAGGTAGTGCCTCGCGAGGAGTGCGAGCACGATCCCGGTGAGGTACCCGCCGAAGTCGCGCAGGTTGTCGTCAAAGCTCTGGTCCGACTCGAAGTGCTTGTCGACGTAGAACTCTTTCACGCCGGCCGCGATCACCGCGCCGGCCACTATCGCCGCCGTGCAGCTGCCGCAGATTGCGGTCAGCGTGAAGACGACGCTGTACGCGAACCAGGTGTGCGCCTGGAAGGCGACGAAGTTCGGGGTGACAATCTTGTCGAGCCAGCTCATCGTCGCTGCTTCCATCGGTCCACGGTCCGTAGCACCTGCGCCTGCGCGGCGAGGCACTCGTCGACGTGCCACAGAATCTGGCCGTCGACCCGTATCGGGAGCGGCGCCATCCGCCGCGCGAGGAGTCTACCCAGCTCGCCGTGGGAGCACCTGTAGAGCACCGTCAGGTTCTCTCGGGTGTACATCGCGGCGGCCCGGTCAGCGATCTGCAGCTGGACGGTCCGGGGCGTGGGGGCCGGCGCGTTGGCTTGTGCCGGCTGGGTCTCGTTCGTCATTCGGTTTCACCAGGGGTGTGATTGTGTCCCCTCCACTGGGTATACTGGAAAAAGGCGGTGCTTGCGTTGATGACGATGGTGACGATGGTAGGTGTCAGAAACTCGCGTTTGTTTCTGACAGTCCGGTCTCTGGCCCCTAGCCGCTGGGGTGGTGATGGTGGTGATGCCTCCTGGCCGCTGGGGTACCACTAAACGATTTTGGACCCCGGCGCGACGATGCGGGGGTTACCGTTACAGTGGGATCGCCAGGGGGTTTCGAAAGGATTATGTCCATGCAGGGAGGGCCGGACCTGGCGCCCCGACGGTGAGCCACGAGCAGCGGCCGACCAGGCGCTCGGCTGGACCACGAAAGGGTCGTATCGTGGTCAGCGTGCAGCGCAGCATGAATCAAATGCATCTAGAATCCAATTAGCATGATTGGAAACACCGTATCTTTGACCGCAGTGCAGCATGGTCGCGAGCTAGGGCGTGTCCGTGCCCACAATGGCTAGTGTCTACCCCAGCGGCACGACACAAGATCTAGTGGTTGGAAGATCAGACAGAGCTGTCTACTGCCCGACGGCACGAGACAGTCTCAGGGCCGAGCGGCCAGGAGCGGCAGCAGAGGGCAGGCTAAGGTAGATCGGCTGGCTGAGACCATTACCATCGTCACCATCACCACTCGGAGGTGGTGGTGATGGTGATACTCAGCACTGATAACGACCCCAAAAGTTATCCACAGGTGTTATATACATGTAACACACGTATAATATGTGGGGGGTATATGGGTACTGAGGATGACCATCACCACCACCCAGCCCCAGCCACCCCGACAAGCACAATCTGTGACGCAGGTCTTGTATTTGGTTGCTGGCTGTGTCATAGTTGGCCGAACGAGTCAACCAGGAGCCGAGCGTATGAGCATCAAGGGCCAGCACCGAGGACACTGCCAGGCGTGCGGGCGCACCCAGGTGACCGACGGGCTCCTAGCCAAGCACGGCTACAGGGTCGCAGGCTTCGGCTACTTCAATGGCGTCTGCTTCGGCTCGAACCACAAGCCCCTCGAACAGGAGCGCAAGCTGACCGACGAGATCATCGCGGACCTGCGGGCGCAAGCACAGCACAACGAGGTGCGCGCGATAGCGCTCGGCGCCGGCTCACTGAAGCCGCTCCGCGCGACCAAGCGCTGGGATCACGGCGGCATCGTCTACGCGACCCTGCACGGCGAGAGCGGGCCCATCATGGTTGAGTGGAGCGAGGCCAGCGCCTTCGAGCGCAAGCTGCAGGTCGAGTCAGACATCCAGAGCGCCGAGTCCTTCGCGCGCTTCGCGAGAGCGCACGCCGCGAGCCTGACCGAGCTGGCCGACAAGGTGCACGGGCAGCCGCTGATCGACCGCGCGCAGGCCGAGCTGGACAAGGTTGTGGCGTATAAAGCAAAGCATGCGCCAATAGATGGCGCATATCGGTCGAAGGCCGAGCAGAAGCGCGCGCTGGAGATGGTGAGCCGCGAGTACAGCACGCTCCGTGAAGCCATCGCGAACCGCTACCTGCACGATAGGGGTGACGCTGGGCGCGAGGTCTACTGGGCGCTGCCCTTCGATCTGCACGCGTGGCGGCCAGCAACCAGCGCCAAGGTGCTTGCGGTATATCCAGAGCTGAGCGGCACGGTGGCGGCCATCGAGTTCGCCTGGGGTCGACGGAGCGAGATCAAGGCGCGGCCGGTGATCAAGTGATCGCGCTACTCTACATCGTGCTCGGCGTCGCCATTGACCGGGCGCTGATAAAGCGCCAGCCGAAGGAAGATCCAACGATGGGCGGCCGGATCATCCGTGTGCAGCGTATCTCAGCGAGACCCGCCGAGTATGATTGCCCCGAGGCGCTGGCGTGGCACGCCGAGCAGGCGCGCCTGGACGCGATCAAATGAAGCAGATCACACGCGAGCAGGCCCGCACGGTACGGTGCCCGACATGCGACGCGTCGCCTGGTCACCGGTGCGTTGAGTACCGCACCACAGGGCACCACCGCCAACGTATCGGCGCGGTGCAGGAATCGAATCACGAGGCGCGCGTTAACGCGGCCCGTAAGCCGGCGGATCATTTCTATGAGCCGCTTGATCGTCACGCGCAGGACGAGACGCTGCGCACCATCATCAAGCTGACGCGCGACGCGTTAGCTAAGGCAGGCCCACCGTGAGCGGCGAGAGATTCATGGCACAGGACATCGAGGCAGCGTACGAGCGCTGGCGCGAGATCATCTGGAACAGCCACCTGCTGTGCGATTGGGCACAGCGCTCGAATCCCTATCTGCACCACATCCAGGCCCCGCTTGTGGACGGCATCAGCATGGGGTATAGTTCGTGGCGTAATTCGATCAACCACACAAACCGAAGCTAGGAGACATGATCATGAGTGAGACCATCATCAAGGCGCCCGCGAGCACGAAACTGCTCAGCGCCATCCCGCACGGCGTCGTCGTTGGCGTGCGAGTATTCGGCGAGTCGCCCGAGCGGAGCGCGATCCAGATCCGCACCTTCGGGAAGACCGCGGAGCACGGGCAGGCGCAGCGGGCGGCGTATAGCCACGCGTCGCTCACCATCAACCAGATCGAGGCGCTGATCGTAGCGCTGGAGGCCGAGCGCACGCGCTTGGTGTCACACCTATGAACAGCAAATTCTTTCGCGGTCTCGGTTTCGCTATACCGCTCGGCCTCATCGGCTGGGCCGTCGGGTTCGCTCTCGCGCTCACGCTATTCGGGTGCGGTGGCGGAGGCTCTCCGCCCGCGCCCGTCGCGATACCGAAGCCGGCGCCGGCCTCGAAGGATGGGTACGGTCTGCTGGTCTACGTGGGTGACGACGTGGCGTACTGGGGCTGTGACCCGGCCTACAACGCGCCCCTGCCAGACTTCCAGCAAGACGTGATCGACGGCGCATGCGTGGTTGCGCAGAATATCCCGGCGGTTGAGGTGCTCCGACGGTTCCCGACCGCGCTCGCACAGAACCCGAAGGCGGTCGTGATCCTCGCAGGCTTCACGGACATACACGAGCCGGCGCCATCCACCGCGCCCATCATCGAGATGGTGCAGGAGGCGCAGGCGCAGGGCGTGATCGTGATCTTGGCGACGCTACCCACCACCGCAGGATACGACGCTGAGGTGCAGGCGTGGAACGCTGAGATTCGCTCGATATCAAAGAGCTACGGGACACAGCTCGCAGATCTCTACTACGGGCTCGCGCACCCTGAGACGATCAAGGACATCATCGAGCTGAGCAACGGCGTACCGCCGCCGAAGCCATACTACGACGCGGCGGGCAGGTTCCCGAACTGGCAGGGCTACGGGATCATATGGGACGTGATCTGCGAGTCCACCGACGAAGATGGAGTGACCGCGCCATGACACGTCTAGCGTTTCTGTATGCGGCGGCGCTGATGATTTTCTTTTTCCTTGGCGTCTTCGCCGGCTGGTGTATCTTCGGGGTCTACGATGAGTGACACCATAGCAGACGAGGTCCTCAAGCAGATCGCTGACGGTAACGGGCACTGCTACCGGCACGAGGCGAAGCAGATGGCGCGTGAGCTGCTAGAGTTCAGGAAGCAGCGCGACGCGCTCGCGAAGATGCCGACACCGAGCTACTACGGAGGTGGGATACCATGAGCGACACATCGAACCTCGCAGCGAAGTACGCGCGCCAGCTCGACCACGTCGAAGACATGCGGCGCACGGTGCAGATGGCTCAAGATAATCTGCGGCGCGAGGCCCAGGACCTTGACGCCATCGGGCAGCAGCTGAAGAGCTGCATCAGCCGCGAGAATCCGAAGCTGCTGGTGCAGATTGGTGGCGGGCGCTATGTGCTGGTCCACTGCAACAACGGCTCGTTCGGTGTCTACTCCACTATCGAGATCATTGAGGAGACAAAATGATTCGCATGAGGAGCTACTTCACGCTCTGGTACGCATCCTGGCTGCTGGCGCTGCTCGCGCTCGGGTTCCAGGTGGACACCTACGCCCTGAACCACAACGTCTGGTGGAGGAGCATGAACGAGGGTGGCGCGCGAGCGCTGACCGGCAAACGTCACCGGCACGAGCAGTCCTGGGACCAGGAGAACCTGAAGCGCACCGACAGCGGGTGCCCCACAGCGATCTACATCGCACCACACGGAGAGTTGCAACAGTGCCAATGAACCGCAGAGGGTTCCTCAAGATGCTCGGGGCCGGCGCCGCCGTGACGGCGGCCGGTCTCCTGGTCCCGGACGTTGCGCGCAAGATCTTCCTACCGCCTCGCGGTGGCTGGCTCACGCCGCTCAGCGCGTTCAATGTCGGCGACGTGGTCACCTTCGAGGGTATCCATGATCCGCTCGTGATCCGACGCTGCAAGCAGTTCGTGGTCACATCCATAACTCCCAGCGACATCTACCGCTACGATGCTGCGTGGACGCTGCCGAACGGCGAGGAGGAGCAGGTCTCCGTTAGGTTCGATGATCCGTTCCCGCGTGAGCTGGATCTAGATCTCAAGCACACCGACCGGGTAGCGCGTGAGATCCTGGAGGGGAAGATGCGCCAGCGTGGCGCCTTTCCCGGTAGCAAACACTTTAAGCTCGAACTCCCACGAAACGTCGAAGCGAGGTACATCTAAATGGCAAACTCATTCCAACACACCCAGTGTATTCACTGCGGCAAAGACGGCATGTACGAGCTGCACCCGCCCATCTGCTACGAGTGCCGCTGCGCGCCGCCAGCGCGTGAGGCGATGGCGAGCGATATCGCTTACCATGACTACAGCGAGAAGGATCACGACGGCATGCGCACCCGGTGGAAGAATTTCTACGCAAATGTCGCGCTCGGGGAATGGGATCCCACCATCTTGCCCGCACGGATACGCACCATCGCCAACGATTGCTTGTATGAGGAGGGCTACTACTCTCAGTCGATCTCAGTCGCACGCTTCGCTGACCAATACGAGCGGCACCAGAACGAGATCGCGAACCTCAATACGGAGATCGTCGCGCTTAAGCACGACATTAGCCGCTCGATGCAGACTAACGTCGAGTACCTGAACCAGATATCGAAGCTCCAGCAGCAGCTCGACGAGCAAGAGATCGCGATGCGCGAGGTCGACAAGCTGAAGAGCGAGCTACGCCAGCAGAAGTCGATCACGGACTGCTACGTGCGCTGCGCAAACCGCCGCTACAAGAAGATCCAGGAGCTGAACGCCGCAATCGCAAAGCAGGGCGCGATCATCCACGACCACGAGAACACGATCAAGGTGAACGGTGAGTATATCGAGCTGCAGGCCGGTCGGCTGATCAACGCGCGGAACCACCTCGCGCGGATCCGTCGGCACTGCGACATCCCCGAGGTCGGTGACAGCGGCCAGAGGCTCGACCCGTGAGCGACTACCATGACCTGATGCGCCAGCACGGGCTGATCCAGCAGATGGCCCAGGAGCGGATACACGCGCTCCGGGCGGCTGATCTGGACCGCCAGCAGCTGATTTCGCAGCTGTTGCACTTCGGGGTCTGTCCCTGTATAGTGCAAGGCAGGTACAGCACCTGCTGCGCCCCGAAACATGGAGACCTGACATGAGCAAAGCACAGACCGACATCCGCACCACGAGCTACGACGCGCGCACCGCGAACCAGTACGGCTACGTGGGCACCATCGACGACGCCATCGCGCAGATCCGCAGCGAGCCGGACGTGAAGCCGGGCATGAAGGCTCGCGACGAGCTGATGGTGTTCTTGGGCGTGAACCGGATCCCGAGCGCCGGCCCGCGCCTCTTCATGGAGTCTAACCCGCGCTACGGGTTCGAGACCGACAAGAGCAAGCCCGAGGAGCCCGGCTTCTATACACTCGCCTACGCGCAGAAGCACTTCCCCGAGAGCTTCTACCGGCGCCCGGACTCGAACGCTGACATCGCCGACCGATTCCACAACCTCAGCGACGCGCAGCTACGCATCTTCGCGCGGGCGCGGCTTTACAACGGTGTCCGCGAGTCGCTCGATATCGCCGAAGCGTACCCGTACCCGGCGGTGCGCTCGTGAGCCGCTCCTGGCAGCCGGCGTTCCCCGTCGCTGACAGCCCGCACTCTGGGCTGACGAAGCGTGAGCACGCCGCCATCGAGATCCTCAAGGGTCTCGCCATGTCCGCCGCGCCCGGGCGCCTACCGTCGGTGATCGACGCGGTGAACTTAGCCGACCGACTCCTCGCGGAGCTGGAGTCTCGCGACGCCAAGGAACTTGTATGACCGACCGCGAGTATATGCGCGCCCGCCTCAAGCTGCTCTCGGAGGCGGGCGTGCTCGTGGGCACCCCAGAGCAATACATCGCGCGACACGAGGCCGCGAACGCAGCGCGCCGCGATCAGATACACCGCGACATCGCGGACCAGACCGGATGGACAGGAGACAACATGGACCTGATTTCATGACCAGATATGCCCTTGGGATGATATTTGCACTTTATGCCTCGCAGGCCATATCCGGCGAGGGTCACGGTATCGATCCGTGGCAGGACGCGAACAAGGCGAAGTTTACGGAGCCCACGATCCTGATCTACCAGGAGTGCCGCGAGGTACCGCCCGAGGTGGCGGACCTGATGGCGGAGCTGGGCGGTGACCGATGCGAGACGCTCTCCAAGTACGTGTGGGTGCCGACCTTCGCCAGCGCGAAGGCTATCGTGTGCCTGCGCGCCAGGGCGAAGCGGCTCGCGCAGTGCTTCTACCGCTCGACGGCGGGCGAGATCCAGGCGATTGAGATTCTACCGCGAGGCGAAAGCATATGAGGCCAGAGCAAGCGCTGATCGGGCTCCTGTTCCTGAGCCTGCTGCTCTTCACTATCGCGGTCATCGACTCATTCCGTAAATGAGGCTCGCTATCGTCACCGCGTCGACCATGCTGGTCGGCTGTGTGGTAGCGATACCGCACGGCCAGCTGCAGCTGGTGTGTGACAGATCAATCAACGAGCGACCGCAGCACCTACGCTGCGATCACCGGTACCCGCTTACTGTGACATGGAGTTTTTAATGAGCCCACTCGGCGCATCTCAGGAAGAATGGAGTCACTTCGACTTCGTGTTAGGTCTCGGCGCGAACCTGCTCCCCTGCGTGCCGGCATCGCCCGGCGTCAAGGTGCTGGAGGGTAGCGCGCTCGCCGGCAAGGTCGGCAAGATCCCGAGCATGTTCAGCGCGCGCGGCGAGGCGCACGGGCTATTAGCCTGGCAGAAGCGCGACATCATGCCGACAGAGATCCGCGAGTGGAGTACGGATCCGCGCCTCAACATGTGCGTACGGACCGGCCCGATCAGCGGCATCTACGCGTTTGACATCGACGTGGAGAATCGCGCAAAAGCCGAAGAGATCGTCACGTTGATCGAGCAACAACTCGGTATGGAACTGCCGAAGCGATATCGCGAGAACAGCGGCAAGTGCTTACTGTTGTTCAGGTTGGAGGAGTGATGACTCTCACACTAGAAGCTAAGCGCGCATCCAATAGAGAGGCGCAACGGAGATACTATGCTACGCATAAAGATGTAGTTAGTAAGCGTAACTCTCTTCGGCGCGCCGCAAATTTAGAAGCAGCGCGAGAGAAAGAACGCGCATATCGGGCGACCACACGAGCGAGAAGGCTTGAGCTGCAGCGCGCTTGGCACGCAGCCAACCGAGAACGGGTAGTCGCGCGACGAGTCTTGTTCAACAATGACCCTGACACTTGGGTCGCTCGCGTTATATACGCGGCAAAATCCAGATGCAAAAGGTTGGGCATTCAATTCGATTTGCGCGCAGAAGATGTCCAGATCCCTGAACAATGTCCGTTTACCTTGTTGCCGTTTCACTGGGGTCCTAAAAACCGTAAGGTACACCCGCAGTCACCAAGTTTGGATAGAATTAAACCACATCTAGGGTATGTCCGTGGCAACGTCAGAGTTATATCGAACCACGCAAACACGATTAAGAGCAACTGCATTGACCCTGATGTGTTTCAGCGTCTGGCTGACGACGCACGCCTATGGAGTCTCATATGAAGAAACGCAAACTGAAGTTGGACGAGAACCCGCGCGGGCCGGCGGTAGAGCTTCTTGGCGATGGGCAACAGTTCGTAGCGGCGGGCACTCACAGCAGCGGCACGCGCTACCAATGGGAGGGCGGGCTACCGCTTTCGATCCCGGCGCTGACCCAAGCGGCAGTGGACCAGCTGTGGACGACGCTTACTCAAACGTATGCGAAAACTTCGCCGACGACTACGAGCCCGACTGCAACGGCAGCAACTCCGACAACGGAGACGAGCCCGGAGGTGATGAGGGTGATCAGCGAGGACGACTGGCAGCACCTGCTCGCGTGCCTGCGCTTCCTCCTGGACAAGGTCTCGGACAATGACACATGGAGTGAGGTGGGTTACGCACTCCTCTCGCTGCAGGGTAAGCGGCCGGCACATCAGCTGTGGATCGACTTCAGTAGTAAGGCGGCAGGGTTCGAGCCCGGCGCCGCGGAGAGGTGGTGGGACACGCACCGCGACCAGGCGCCGCGCACCGACTACCGGCACATCTTCAACATGGCGCGCCAGCGGGGGATGCTGAAGGTGGCGGACGTCAGCGCCTTCGAGCCGGTACCTGACCCGGCGCCGAACATCGACCTGGTCGACGTGATACCGCCCGCTGTTGGTGTAGCGCCGGCCAGACGTAGGCTGATCCGTCTCGTCGACGCAAACTTCTCCGGGATCCTGGACGAGCTGGAGGAGGTACTGAACCCGCACGTATACACGCAGGGATCGTCGCTGGTACGGACGACCGAGGCGCACAACGACGGCGCCATCCAGCGCAACAGCGACGCGCTGATGCTGATCCCCGCCACCAAAGAGTGGGCGCGTAAGCGGTTCGGGCAGCTGTGCGATTTCCAGAAGTATCTATCAACGAAAGAGGAGTGGGTTATGGTCGCACCGAGCGCAGAGCACATCAACAACATGCTCGGGCTGGGGAGCTGGAACACGCTCCGCCCGCTCGACGCTATCGCGCGTGCGCCGTTCCTCCGCGACGACGGTAGCATCTGCGACGTGGCCGGATACGACTCGGTGAGTCGGACCCTCTACGTCCCGAGCATCGAGTTCCCGCCGATCCCTGAGCGGCCGACGCGTGAGGACGCGCTGGCGGCGCTGGCGCGGCTCCGAGAGCCATTCAACGAGTTCCCATGGAAGGAGGAGGCGTCGGAGGCGGCGTTCGTGTCGCATATCCTCGCCGAGGCGGCGCGGCTCGCGATGGAGCGTTGCCCGATGTACTTCTACGACGCGCCGATGGCTGGCACCGGCAAGAGTACGCTGCAAGAGATGGCGGCGCGGATCGTGCACGGGACCGAGCCCGCGATGCGGCCCTGGGTGGCGGATGAGGACGAGCTACGTAAGTCCATCTACGCGTGCCTGATGGCCGGGGACCGCTCGATATGGTTCGACAACCTCCCGGACGGTATCAAGGTCCGTTCGTCGGTGCTCGAAGCGTTCCTGACGAGCGCGGTCTGGAAGGATCGGAAGCTAGGGGAGAGCGTCACCACCGGCATCGCCAACAAGGCGGTGCTGGTGGCGTCGGGTAACAACCTGACCCCGGTCGGCGCGCTCGCGCGGCGGAGCCTAGTGATCCGGCTCGACGCGAACACGGAGAACCTCCGCGAGAGGGTCTTCAAGATCGTTAACCCGCGCCGCTATATCATGCAGCACCGGGCACAGCTGCTGGTCGACGCGCTCACCATCATCAAGGCGTATATCATCAGGACGTACGTCAGCGACCAGGGCAGCGGGATGCCGGTCGAGCTACCAAGCTTCGAGCGCTGGTCCCAGCTCGCGCGGAACCCACTCATCTGGCTGGGGATGGCTGACCCTGTCGTCACGCAGCTGAATGAGACAGACGATGAGACAAAGAACGTCGGCCCGATATTCGAGAAGCTGGCGGCTAACTTTGGGGACCGACCCTTCACGGCCGGCGACATGGCGCGCGTCGTGGGGAGCCTCTCGGATACTAACAACGAGCTGAGCGACATGCTGATGCAGATGGGGTGCGCGGAGCCAAATAACCCGATCAAGGTTGGGTACTGGCTACGTGCCTCGAAAGATAAGATCGGTGCCGGCTACAAGCTGGTGCACGACGGGCACAACAAGTTCGGCGTGAGATGGAAACTGCAGCGAACGAACGGAGACCTGACAAATGGCTGATATCACAAACAGTGCAGGCGACGCGTTGTCTCGGCTCATCCAGCTGCAGGCTGGCCGGCACGACATACGGCTCGCGTGGGTGGGTAACGGGACCACTGACCTGCTCGCGCTCTTAAACGCGCACGCGGTCCAGGCCCGGATGTCGAAGCACCTCTGGACCGGGCTCCGCGAGCTGATGCAGATGCCGGAGCTACGCACGCTACCTGAGCCGATCCAGGCGCAGATCGCCTCCATCATCCTGAAGGCGCAGGCGCTGAACGAGCTGGAGACCGAGGAGCACGCGAAGCGTCTCGTGCACATGAACGCGAACAAGCCGAAGGGAGCAGCATAATGGCGCTTAACGTCCAACAAATTTTCACTATGCAGCTGGCGCGCGCCGCCGCGAAAGGTGCCGAGAAATTTCTTAGAGTTCGGCGCCTACAGAAAAGCGACCGGGACGACATTCTAGCGGCGGCGTTGCTATGGTGCTGGGAGAACAGGGAGAAGTACGATAGCCTCACTCATGACATTGATATGTGGTTCCTGCGTGCAGTGCGTAATGCGTGGGAGTCATGGCGTGCGAAAGAGTTGCCGACGAGCAATGAGTCCATAGAAGATATGGGCGGAGAGGATACAACGTTCGGCGCGGTATCCACAGAGTCAGACGCTAAGGCGCTGCTGCAGCAGCTGACGGAAGCCGAGCGAGAGGTGGTGGTGAAGATGATGGACGGAGTCACATGGCGTGAGATGATTAAGCAGGGCGTCCCACAACCGCTAATCAGACAAACTAAAGCGATCCTGCAGGCGCTGCGGAAAGATATGCCAGACACCGCTGCTCGCGCTGTATTGGCACGCACGGAGGCGAGCGTCGGCTCCGATGACGTCAGCAGCGCACTGTCGAATATCGACCAGGCAATTGAGCGACTAGAGTTCGCACCAAAGGCCGGCCGCGATTGTCCGCCGTGTTGGCGCTGCATGTGGTTCGAGGGCTTCATGCCCGCCGGCAAGCGCAGCACGCGGATGGACATCGAAGATCCAGAGGTGCGCGAGGCGGTGAACAACACCGAGGCGCGCAAGATTGAAATTGCACAACAGGTGAGGGACGGACTATGAGCGTAGATGCGAAGATAATGACGGTGGTGGGCGCGATCAAGCAGTCGCTGCAGATGGCGTGCGGTCCGGGGTCGAGCGTGAACAATCACCCGAACCCGTTCTTTGTGAACGTGACCGGAGAGGTGAACCTGAAGCACATGGCCGAGCTGGTCATCGCGCGGGTCGAGGAGTACGAGGCCCTGATCAAGGCGAAGATCGAGAAGTCGATCAAGGACGCCGAGGCGAAGAACGTGGCGAACAACGACACGTCGAAGCCAGCTTAATTTTTCATCGACAGGGCCATCGCGGCGGCGAAGGCCCAGGGCTGAGCGGTTATTGTCAAATAGAGCCGGGAGTTGCGTCCCGGCTCGCTTTCTGGTGTAATAGCCGCACCTAGACACCTCGGAGCCGAACATGGAATTTTCGATCTACCAGAACAACATCTTCAAGTTCCTCGCCGAGACGGTGCGGAACCTCGTCGTCCGCGCTGGCGCCGGCTCGGGCAAGAGCACCACCCTGGTCGAGATCGTGAAGCGGCTCGGCGGTAACACGCTCCTCCTCGCGTTCGGGAAGGACATCGCCGAGGCGCTGAAGGTGCGCGGTGTCAACGCCCGCACCTTCCACAGCCTCACCTACCAGCCGGTGACCCGCTTCTACTCGTCGATGAGCCGCGCGCAGGTCGACAGCAACAAGGTCCGTAATCTGATCCGCGAGCGCTACAGCGACGCCGACCAGCGTACCTACGGCGCCTTCGTCTTCAAGCTAGTAGGTCTCGCCAAGAACTCCGGGATGGGTTTCCTAGTGGACGACACCGAGCAGAATTGGGACGACATCGCCGCGAAGCACGACCTGGAGATCGAAGACGGGAAGGGTAGCTACCGCGAGGCGATTGAGCGGTCGCGGGCGATGCTCAGCATCTCGAACGAGGCCGCCAAGCGCGGGCTCCTCGACTTCGATGACCTCCTCTTCCTCGCCGTCAAGGACGGGATCACTCTCCCGACCTTCGACAACGTGCTAGTCGACGAGGCGCAGGACACCAACGCGATACAGCGCGCGATCCTCCGCAAGATCATGCGGCCCGACTCGCGGCTGGTGGCGGTCGGCGACCCGAGCCAAGCCATCTACGGGTTCCGCGGCGCCGACTCGGATGCGATGGACCTGATCAAGTCAGAGTTCGATGCCGAGGAGCTGCCGCTGACGGTCAGCTACCGCTGCGCGACCAACATCGTCAAGTACGCGTCGCAGTTCGGCGTGATCGAGGCCGCCCCCGGCGCTGAGGAAGGCGTCGTGACCACCGTCAAGCGGGAGACCAAGCACGTCGACCTGATGGAGGCGCGCGACCTGGTACTCTGCCGCATCACGAAGCCGCTGATCGAGCTGGCATATGACCTGATGATGGCGCGGAAGCCGGCCTACATGATGGGCCGCGATATCGGCGAGGGGCTCGTGAACCTGATCAAGAAACAGCAGGCGAAGGGTGTCGACCAGCTGATCACGAAGCTGGACGTGAGCACCGCCCGCGAGATCGAGCGCGCTAAGGCGAAGGGCGACGACGCCAAGGCCGAGCGCGCCGAGGACCGCCGCGACTGCGTCATGTTTCTGATCGGGACGCTCCCGGAGAACGAGCGCACGATCCCCGAGCTGATCCGCATCATCGAGAACCTGTTCAAGAACAAGGCCGACGCGGTCGTGCTCGCGACGGTGCACAAGACCAAGGGCCTCGAAGCGAGCCGCGTCTTCTGGCTGAACCACGACTACGTGAGCAAGTGGGCGCGCCAGGACTGGCAGAAGCAGCAAGAGAAGAACCTCCGCTACGTCGCGGCGACCCGCGCGAAGTCGGAGCTGGTACTGATCCCCTCTCCCCCGAAAACTAAGTGAGGTGTAACATGGCATTGTCTAGATATGAAGAGATTTTTATGCGACTCGTCGCCGCTGAGGTATCAGCGGCCGGCGATCCGCTGGAGAGCGAGGGCGCGAAGATGGCGGCGGAGTCGATCCGATACTTCAGCAAAGCCGCCGCCAAGATCGAGGCGCACTTCGTAGCGCACGAGCGTGAGCAGGCGCAAAAAGCTGTGGACTATTTCGCCAACCGTGGTGAAGTCTCCGCGCTACTCAAACGTCAGGCGGAGTAACTATGCGATACGTCTACATCAGCAAGAAGGGCGGGAAGCCGATGAACGTCGGCATGAACCGCGCTAAGCGGATCGCGCGCAGCGCTGACAAGCGGGACCAGCTCAACGTCCTCGCGACGCTGGGGACCGGGCTCCCGCGCCAGCACTCGCACCATCAGCAGCTCGTGCGCTCGCGGCATCGCTACTATGCGGAGCAGCACTCGCAGTCCAGCGGAGATGGCAAGCCGTGAGGCAATACAACTGCGACGCCTGTTCGGCTCAATGCACCTTTGAGGCAATGCAAATGTGTCAATTGCCAGATAATGAGTGCCCTGTGCTGCGTGGGCTGGAGTCCGGGTTGATCGTGGATCGTCGCCCGACGGACTTCGATCCGACGTTCCCAAGTCACTTCACATACTCACAGTCTGATGCCGGAGCCAAACAGTGAACCAACAGCAGCTGCGTAAGAACACGCTGGAGATGCTGGCGCTGCTGGTCGAGCGCTACCCGAACCTTCGGATAGGGCAGCTCCTCTCCAACGCGGCGGGCGGCGACGTCCCGCTGTTCTACATCAGCGACGAGGAGCTGGCGCGCGGGATGAACCAGCTCTTCGTCACCTACACCCAGTTCCAGGCCGCGGGGATCAAGCCATGAGCCTCCAGGATCGCACTGGAGCGTGCTACGTGTGTGGGTCGCGCCCGTGCGTTTGTGGGAGCAAGGCGCCGCGCTTCAACATCCTCACGCAGAAGGAGTGCGTGATCGACCTCTCGCGGCCGGCGATGCTCTACGTGATCGAGGCGCTCGACGGCGTCCGCAACATAGCGCTGTGGGAGCCGCTGACCGACGACGTCATCTGCGAGATTTACAACTTCCGGAACCTCCTGCACAATCTTCTGGAGCGATCTGAACCCGAACCTCAAAACTTGGACCTGATAGGAGAGTGAGATGCCGACACGATTCACCAGCCTCGGCTGCAAGGTTGAGACGACGTACATCATCCAGCCCAACGGCCAGTACCGGGAGCAGATTGTGCTCTCTGTCGATCCCGCTAGCGACCTCTCGCTGGCGATTGAGGAGAGCGCCGGCCGGACGGTAGGCACCTGGACCGGCCCAGCCGCAAACCTACATAACCTACCCCGGACGCGGGTCCGCGCTACCAAGCACGGGTTCGAGCTGGTGCGTCGATGAACGTCATCGGATACGTGCGTGTAAGCACGCAGGAGCAGGCCGAGTCCCGGCTAGGGCTGGAGGCTCAGAGAGCAGCGATCTCCGCCTGGGCGGCTGGGCGCGGGCTGGAAGTGACCATTTACGAGGATGCCGGGATCACCGGCACCTCGATGGAGAAACGTCCAGCCCTAGAGGCAGCCTTGTGCGCAGCACAAGACGGCGCCGTCCTGGTGGCCTACAGTCTCTCCAGGTTCGCAAGGTCCACCAGGGACATGCTGATCATCGCAGAGCGGCTCAAACGCCAAGGAGCGGACCTTGTGAGCCTGACGGAGAGCATCGACACCACGACCGCCACAGGGCGCCTGGTGTTCACTTTACTGTCGGCCCTCTCCCAGTTCGAGCGGGATCTGACCTCCGAACGTACCAAGGCGGCGCTCGGCGCCCTGAAGGCAAGGGGTATCAAGCTAGGGCCGAAGCGCCCGAACCCGCACGCTGGCAACGAAGCGAACCGATTGAAGTGGGCCGCGCACCGTGCTAAGGTGGCGGCGTCAATAGACCTTGAAACTAGGAGCTTTGCATGAAACAGAACAACTGGTGTGTCCCCTTCGCACTCGCGTTCATCAGCGGGAAGACGCCGAACGACATCGTCGACCTGATCAAGGAGGAGCGCGGCGAGACCCGCGCGGTGCGTGGCGTGAACCAGCGGCACTATCTCCCGGTCCTCGCGCATCTCGGATTCAAAATAACGGCAACCGTGCGCCGCCCTGGGATGACGATCCGCAAGTGGGCGGCCAACCGGGCGAAATGGGGCGATAAGAGTACGTGGCTGATTACGAACGTCGGGCACATGATGGTGTACCGCGACGGAATCATCTACGACAACGGCCACCCCGACGGTTCGCCGGTCTCAATCCACAAGTACGGAGTCGCGCGGCTGCGCGACGCGTGGCAGGTGTCGCGATGAACCTCACATTCGCCGAGCGGTACCAGCAGGCCCGCCTCTACGCCGCGCAGGTGCGCGTACGCAAGGCGATGGGTCACCGCTACGCGCATGCAGTGCCGTGGCGTGGCCCAGACGCCTTCAAACCGTTGAAGCTACGACGGCTGGAGCCGGCGTAGTTGACAGACTTGAATTTTGGATCCACAATTGGCCGAACAGGCGGGAGAACTTTGATGATCGAGCATAGATTATTTACAGTCGGTAACGCGCGGGCGTACACACCTACGGAGTGTGAGGATGGTGACGGAGCGCCCGGCATCCGAGGGTACCTGGCCCAGGTATCGACGGGCGACTGGTCATGGAAGCCGTGGCGATATGACGATAGGCAGCGGTACCGTTTCGCAGTCACCGGTCCGCGCTGTACTTGCACGCTGGCTCAGCCCGTCGGCACCAACTGCGCCAGACACAACTGATTTTTGACAACCAACCGAGGAGATCGAAACGATGAATCACGCAAAGATTGCGGCTGCGCTCCACGCGCTCGCCGAAGCCTTCGAGGGCGCTATCGACGAGGTAGTACCGTCGAAGGGAAAGGGGAAAGGGAAGGCATCGGCGGACCCTTCGCCTGCGGTAGCTGCAACGGCACCGGCCGCGAGCCCAGCCTCAGCGCCCTTGGCTACCGCGCCTGTGGTCGCTGCGGCGGCACCGGCCGCTCCCACCGTCACCAAGGCACAGCTTAACGCGCTCGTGCTTAAGGTGGCGGCGAAGGACCGGAACGTTGCCGAGGCGATCCTCGCCAAGCTCGGGCACAAGAACACCGTCACGCTCCCGCAGGAGCTGTATCAGGCGGCGTTCGACCTGTTCGAGGAAGAGGTGGCGAAGATCGACGCTGCAGCTGTGCAGGTCGCGCAGGCTTCCCTGGTCTGAGTGCACCCAACCACGGGCGCCGCGGGCCAGAGCAGAAAAAGCTGGCATTAAAAACACCGCCGCGCCCGTGGCTCTGGCAGGAGCTGAAGCTATGATCATCAATGAACGACCGCCGAACTTTGAGCTGGTGAAGGCCGCCTTCCCCAAGGCCGAGCTACCCGGCGTGCTCTTCGCCTACGACGGCAACATCTACAATCCGAGCGGCGGCGTGGTGCCGCCCGCGCTGATCGCGCACGAGAACGTGCACCTCGACCGGCAAAAGATGCCGGGCATGGATCCCACCTTCTGGTGGGAGCACTACCTGGTAGACTCAGAGTTCCGCTACTACGAGGAGCTGCTCGCGCACGTCGCCGAGTTCAAGATGCAGCGGCACGTCAGCGACCGGAACTTCGGCGCGCGTCTGCTGATGCACACCGCGCTCCGGCTCGTCGCGCCGCTGTACAACTACCAGCCGCCGCGCACTGTGCAGCAGGCGCTGACCGACCTGAAACGGGAGATCGCAAAGAAATGAGCCTCTTCATTGGCGGTTTGCATGACGGTGAGTGGCACCACGTCGAACGGTTACCGGGCAGCTCACTACCCAAGATGTGGTCGATGACGAAGAGGCACCCGTTAGCGTACTCACCCGACTACTACATGCGCGCACCCATAGAGATCCAAACGCGCGCTGACCACTATGAGCTGATGGAGTTCCATATCGAGGGGCACCACTACAAGGTGTACCGGCACTATAAGCTGAAGCCGCACGAAGCGTTCGAGATGCTCCTGCGTGGCTACGAACACAAGGATCTGGAATGAGCGGCACACACTCAATCCTCGCACCCTCCGGCTCCTCCCGCTGGCTCCGCTGCGTTGGCGCGCTCTATCTGTCGCGCGGGGTCCCGGACCCGGACAAGGAGCACAGCGCGAGCGGGACATGTTCTCACTGGCTCCTGCAGTGGCAGCTGGAGAACCCGCAACACGACCTCGACATCTTCGTTGGGAAAGAGCTGCAGTTTGGTGAGTTCAAGTTCAAGATCGATGAGGAGCGGCTGGAGCGCGTACGCTCGTGCGTGCGCGTGATCAACCGCGAGCCGGGCGAGATGCTGGTCGAGCACCGTCTCGACACGACGCCCGTGCTCGGTGTCCCGGACCAGGAGGGGCACAGCGACATCATCAAGCTCTACCCCGAGGGTGGCGCCGTCATCCGAGAAACCGTATACAAGGGCGTCCTATCTGTCCACGACTACAAGGACGGGTACCTGCTCGTAAACGCGAAGGATAACACGCAGGGGCTGATATACCTCTGCGCCGCGATGATCGAGTTCAGCCTGGTAGGCGACTTCAACGCGTTCCGGTTCTGCATCCACCAGCCGAAGCTGAACCACTACGACGAGTGGACCTACACCCGCGCCGAGCTGGAGACCTTCATGGCGCTGATCCGCCCCGTCGCGAAGCTCGCCTACGACATCTACCACGAGACGGTACCCTTCGACCCGCAGCAGCACCTGGTGGCAGGCGACGAGCAGTGCACCTACTGCCCGGTCCGGGGCCGCTGCGTCGCCCGCGCGAAGCGCATCATGAGCATGTTCGAGCCGCTCGTGAAGCGTCACGAGCTGGATGATCGCTCGCTTGGCGTTGTCTACGCGCAGCTCGACGAGATCGAGGCCGCGATCACAGACTTCCGTGCCGAAGCGCTGCGCCGCGCGAAGCTGGGCGTGATCTTGCCGGGCCAGAAGCTGATCTACGGGAACCACGGCCCACGCAAGTGGGTGGATCCGCAGAAGGCCGAGACCGCGCTGTCGATGGTGGTCTTGCCCGAGAAGATGTACGAGCCGCGCGAGATCATCAGCCCGACGACGGCTGAGAAGATTTTGAAGAAGGACTACGTAGTCCTGAAAGACCTGGTGACACAGTCGGAGCCGCAGCTACGGCTCGTGCCGCTGGACCACAAGGGAGAGGCGGTGACGCCGATCCAGTTTATCCCGACGCAAGAGCCGGGACTGATCTAAAGTTAGGAGACGAAAATGTCAGGCGAAGTTACTGTAAATAAGCAAATCAAGTTGGAGAACGTGCGGCTGTTGCGCGTGTCGCTGACGAAGCCATACGTCGGGCGCGACGCGAAGATCGACCCGACGACGGGCAAGGCGGACGGGAAGTTCCATATCGATGCGGTGTTCCCGATGAATCACCCGCAGTTCCCGGCGCTGCAGCAGCTCATCCGCGACGTCGCGACGTCGAAGTGGAAGGAGCAGACGCAGCAGACCCTCGACATGATCAAGGGCAACAACCAGCGGTTCCCGCTCCAGCGCGGTGACCAGTACCGTCCGGGGAAGCCGGCCTACGCTGGGATGCTCTACGTGAGCGCCGGCAACAAGGACCAGCCCACGATCCTGGTGACTGAGAACGGAGTGAACATCTCGAACAGGAACACGCCCGTGATCCTGACCCCGAGCCACCCGTGCTGGCCCTACGAGGGGAGCTACGCGAACGTGCTCCTTGAGTTCTACACGTACCTGTACGGCAACTCGCCCGGTCTCGGGTGCAGCGTCCTCGGCGTGCAGTTCTTCAAGCACGGTGAGCGGCTCCGCGGCAGCTCGGTCGCGAGCGGTAGCGAGTTTGGGTTGGTCCCGCAAGACGCTGACTCAGCCCCGGCAGGCGCCGTGGCTCCGTCAACCGGCGGCGCTGGGCTGATCTAATGGTGTTGGGGCCGAGTCACGGGTGTGGCGGGCAGGGGGAGAACGCTCCCGAAGCCTCTCCGTTCGAGTCGGAGTCGCATGCAGAGGCCCCACTTTTAGCTGACTTCGCGCACCGCGTGATCGACGCGGTGCTGGAGGCGAGAGCGAAGCAGCTCGACAAAGAAATTATGGAGCTACTGAAATGACGATCATGTTATACGAATGGGAAGACACCAGCGACCCACACGCCACGGGCGTGCCGAGCCTGGACCGTCACTCGTGGGCCAGGGCAACCACCAAGGCGCAGGTGCGCAAAGAGTGGCGCGAGTACCTGAAGGATTTCCCGAACCTGAAGAACCCGAAGATCCGCGTCTGGCGCGTCGCGTACGAAGAGGTGAAGCTGTGAGCGATCAACAAAAGACTCCGTTCGCGAGCATGGGCTACCAGCCTGTCGGCGCCATCGTCAACCGACTGATCGCGCGCTACCTCCGCACGCAGCGCAAGAACATGCGCCGCTTCTTCGCGGAGCGGGGGCTCTACGTGCTCCTCGACCGGATGGAGCAGATACGAAAATCTCGACAAGGTATGCTCGCCAAGAACCGAATGTTCCAGCAGGTGCTCAATGAATATGCCCAACTCGCCAACCCGACTGTCTCTCCCACTGTTCCGGGGTCCGTACTACAACCGTCGCCGGTTATCGCAGGCGAGACAGACGAAGCCGGTAATCCGTAAGCTGGTCGGCGTGGAGGCCTGGGTGTGCCTCTGGCGAGATCATCGCCCGCAGACCCCTGGCTTCGGTGTGACACCCGCCGCAGCGTATCGCGATTGGCAGTATCGCCAGTGCTGAAGATTCTCTTCCTGGATACAGAGACGCGGTCCCGTCTCGACATCAACGTCGGGACGGACCGCTACACGCGGGCGGCCGAGTGCCGGATCGTGACCTACGCGTTCGTTACCGGCGAGGCAAAGATCTACCTCCCCTTCCAGAGCGGGGTGATCCCGCGAGATCTCTACGACGCGCTGATGGATCCTGAGTTCATTATCATCGCGCACAATGCCGCCTTCGACCGGCTCGTACTCGCTCGCTCGCTTAAGCTGGTGACGCCGGTCTCGCGCTGGCGCTGCACGATGGCCGGCGCGAGCGCGCACGGTCTCCCCGGATCGCTTGAGGGTCTCGGGAAGGTGTGCGGACTCAACGAGGACGAGGGGAAGCTGGTCGACGACAAGAAGCTGATCGACACCTTCTGCTGCATACAGCCCGCGACCGGGCAGTTCATCGAGCCGAAGGACGCGCCGGCCGAGTGGGCGCGCTTCTGCAACTATGCGATCCGTGACACCGAGGCGCTGCGGACCGCCTTCAACCGGATGCCGCAGGTGAACTACGCTGGCGTCAACCTCCGCAACTGGATGCTGGACCAGCTCGTGAACGAGCGCGGGTTCGGGTTCGACGTGCAGCTCGCGCAGGCGGCCTCAGACTTCCTCGACCGGGCGCGCGAGGCGTCGCGGAAGGTGATGCGCGCGAACACCGAGGACCAGATCGGCTCAGCAACGCAAGCGAAGCGGCTGCTGGCCTACATCCGTAACCGCTACGACATAGACATCGAATCGCTTCGCGCAGGAGACGTACGTGACTACCTCGAAAGTGACGACCTGGACCCAGTTCTTCGAACTGTTCTCGAAGAGCGGCTCGAAGCTGGAAAGAGTGCTGGTACTAAGTTCAAGCGGGGACTTGCGCTGGTTGGGCCCGAGAGCCGCATCCGCCACTGGTGCCGTTGGTCGGGTGCGGGCCGTACAGGTCGTCACGCGGCTAGGGGGTACCAGCCACATAACATGGCTCGCCCGTCTATCACAGTCCGGCGGCCTCCAGGACACCCGCGAGCCGGACGAATCGAGCTGGAGCCGGTTAAGGCGAGCACTATCGACGATGTCATCATACCAGGCATCTATAGCGGCGAGGCCCTCAACAATCCACTAGTCTACGGGGGTCCGTTCGAGGCGGTCGCCATCGCGGTCCGTCACGGGATCATCGCCGCGCAGGGCAACGAGCTGGTCGTCGCTGACTTCAAGAACATCGAGACCGTGATCACGGCATGGGTCGCCGGAGAGACGTCGGTGCTCAACGCGTTCCGCGACCTGTTCGATAACCCCAAAGACAAGTCGAAGGATCCGTACCGCATCATCGCCGGGAAGATGCTAGGCAAGCGCCCTGAGGAAGTGAACGAGGCCGAGCGGCAGATGGGCAAGGTCTGCATCCTCGCGTTCGGTTTCGGCGGCGGCGTGGCGGCGCTCGTCAACATGGCGATTGCGTATCAGATGGACCTGGAGCCGCTGGCGGCGTTCGTGCTCCCGACCGCTACCGCCGATCAGCTGGAGAAGGCGGATAAGGCGTGGCGCCGCGCGTTCCTGAAGGGCGAGGACTTCGAGCTTCAGCGCGATGTCTATATGTCGTGCGACATCCTGAAGCAGGCGTACCGTACCGCGAACCCCGCGATCAATCAGATGCGGTACGACCTCAACACCGCGATCCTGGAGGCTGTCGCCGACAAGAACGGTACCGTCTACCACGTCGGGCGCTGCGCGATCTGGTGCAACGCCTCGTTCCTGGTGATCGAGCTGCCGAGCGGGCGCCGGCTCCTCTACGCGTCACCGATCCTGAAAGAGGAGCTGATCGAAGACGTCGACGGCGGGAGGTCCTGGAAGTCTCGCTACGTCTCCTACCTCACGGTACGTGGCCGTAGCTGGCGCCGCGAGCGCGCCTGGGCCGGGCTCTTCGTCGAGAACATTGTGCAGGCGATTGCAAACGATATACTCAGGGCCGCGATGCTCCGCGTGCACGACGACACGCTGACGGTGCCGGCGATAGCGGCGTACCTCGCGACTTTGGAACCGTACGCACGGACGGCTATCTGCCTACATGTGCACGACGAGATCGGGCTCGACGTGCCCCGGGGCTCGTACCCCGAGTCGCGGTTCCTGGCGGTGCTCAAGAAAAAAGAGCAGTGGATGGGGGATCTTCCTGTTGCTGCGGACCTGTGGACCCACCCACGTTACGGGAAGAGGTGACGCGTGGCTGACGAGGATGACGATTTTCGAAAACACATTCTAGGATGCGTGCAGATCCTGACCTTCGCCATCGCGCTCTTTGTTCTGGCGCTGGCCTACTCACAGCAGGAGATCTATTGTGGAAAAGACAAAGTACGAACTGAAGCAAGAGGTGGAGATGTCGATGGCACTCTCGAAGACGCTGCAGGCGGAGACGCAGGTGATGCCGATGGGTGGCGCCTCGGTCCCTATGTACCCGGTCTACGGGAAAGACATGAATGACCGCCGCGTGTGGGTCGCCACCTTCATCGACCGCGATGAGGCGACGGCATGGATCCAGGCGAGCAAGGTGTTTGGGCGCCCCGTCAACGGCGCGGTGATTGCGAAACAGGAGGCGGCAAATGACGACGTGGTCGACGGAGAAAAAACTCTCCAATGAGGAGCGGCTACGAAGGCATCGCGCACGGAAAGCAGCGCAGATGCGTAAGCGGCGAGCCGAGGATCCAGTTTTTCGCGCTAAGCATGTGGAGTATAGTAGAGTGTACCAAAAGAAACTGAGAGCACAGCGCGACGAGGAGATTGTAGCGGAACAGTACCTTCACGAGCAGGTGCAACGACTCGGAGGCATGTGCCCCAAGTTCGTAGACCCAAGCCGTCGCGGCGCGCCGGACCGCATGGTACTGCTTCCAGGGATGCCGGTTATTTTCGTGGAGATGAAGCGAGAATCTTTGGGGCGCGTGAAGTCGTGGCAGGAACGCTATCACGAGGATCTTCGCAAGCTAGGGCACAGAGTCGAAGTTCTCTGGAGTAAAACCGATGTCGATAATTTCCTTGCCTCAGTTCAATCCACGGGACTACCAATCGGAGGCGGCTCTGTTCCTAGTCGAGCGCCAGCGGGCGATGCTTGTGGCGGATCCGGGATTAGGGAAGACGGGCACGTCACTCCTGGCGCTCGATATGCTGAAGTTGGTGGGGTCGTCTTTTTTCCCAGCCTTAATCCTCGCGCCAAAGCGCGTAGCCGATGTCGTGTGGTCAGGGGAGAAAGATAAATGGTCCAGCTTTCAACATCTGAATGTAGTGCAGATAACGGGCTCCTTGCAAGAGCGCTTAGAGATTTTGCGGCGCCCAACGGCGGACATCTATGTCATCAATTACGAGTTAGTCCCGTGGCTGGTGACGATGTGGCCTCAAGAACGCTGGCCGTTCCGAATTGTTATCGCGGACGAGTGTTCGAGGCTGAAGGGCTTCCGCTTGAACAAGGGGACAGTGAGAGCGAGCGCGCTCGCGGATATTGCACAATTTACCGGGCGCTGGTGGAACTTAACTGGAACGCCAGTCCCGAATGGGTTACAGGATCTTTGGGGCCAGATGTACTTCATAGATTTCGGCGAGCGCTTGAAGAGGAGCTATACCGCGTTCTCCGAGGCGTACCTTATGGAGAATCGGTACACAAGAAAGATTGTCCTGCAGAGCGGCGCGGCGGAGTCGATACAGGAGGCAGTGAAGGATGTTTTGGTTGCATATAGAGCGGAAGACTGGCTCGATATCACGAAGCCGCAGGAGCTGGCTGTTGAGTTCGAGCTGCCACCCGCTGTCCGCGCGCAGTATAAGCGCATGGAAAAAGAATTCTTTCTGGAGATCGATGACGCGCAGATTGAGGCGGGCACCGCTGCGATCAAGTCTTCGAAGCTGCTGCAGATCTGCTCGGGAAGCATCATCGACACTGATACTGAGCTGGCGCACGCGATTCACGATTGCCGCCTGGAGGCACTCGACGATGTGCTCGACCAGATCGAACCAGAGCCTCTATTGGTTAGCTACTGGTGGCGAACTGATCCATCTCGGATCCTGCAGCATCTCAAAAAACGCGGTATCCCCGCACGTCTGTACGCCGGCAAGCAAGATGAGATCGACTGGAACGCCAGGAAGTACCGCGTGATGCTACTCCAGGAGCAGAGCGCGTTTGGATTGAATTTGCATGAGCCATGCCGCGACATCCTGCACTACAGCTACACCTGGAACGCGGAGCTATGGACGCAGATGATTGAGCGGGTCGGGCCGGCCCGGCAGGCACAGGCTTGCAAAAAGGCGGCGGTGCGCGTATGGTACGCGATAGCAAAGGGCACTGTGGACGGCGACTGCGTCGACAGCAACTTTAGGAAGATAACTGTCGAGCAGGCGTTCAAGCGCGCCCGCGCGAGGAGCAGACAATGATGAGACCGAACTGTCCGAAGTGTGGTAGGACGATGATGCACGGTAAAGATACGCGCGGCAAGCACCGCTGGGTCTGCAAGACCGAGAGGGGTGGATACTGTTACTCAACCGTAGGAGACCCGAAGGTGGCAACAAAGCAGGATGGTTCGACGGTGAAGAAGG